TTACGGTATCTTTTCCAGTTCGGCTCTGAGCCATTCTAAGTCACGGTCTGTATAAGCCGCCTCTGTTATGTCGGTGATTCTGTGACCGACAAGTTTTTTGATAGTGTATTCGTCAACCTCAGCCTTCTTTGCCATGGTGATGAATGTCATTCGAGGGTCGTGCGGTCGATGATCGTCTCGGAGCTTGAGAGTGGCGATCACTTTATCAAAACGGCCGGCATATTTGTCATAGGTGATTGCCATGCCACCCTTCGGGGAATCCGGATCATTGAAGAGCCGGTGGCTTCCAAGTTCAAGGGCCTGGTCGTAGTTCTTTTTAACCAGGTCAAATATTTTCGGATGGATAGGAACCATACGATGTCGTCCTGCCTGCGTTTTCATGCCACCGACAATATAGCGTTCGTCAAGATGCACGTCATCCAGTTCCAGTATGGCGAGTTCTTGCGGCCGCCATCCCATGTAGCACTGTATGAGAACCCAGTCCACGAACCGGATTTTGCCGACGTTTTCCCAAAGCGTCTGCATCTCTGTGTCCTGGAAGATGATGTGGCCGCGTTTTGCTTCTTCCTTTTCTTTGATGATGTCGTCCGACAGTTCAAATGTGCGGGCGTAGTTCTTATCAACAAGCTCATATTCGAGCGCATAGTCCAGCATTAAATTAAACATAGACTTGATCCGGGATTTTGTGCCTGCAGACGCAAGCACCTTTTCACCCTTATTGGCTCCACGTGAAGGAATGATGTAGCCATCTTCCATTATGCCCTTGATGTGGCGGGCACGCAGGTCCTTAACACGCATCCCGGCAATGGCGTGGCAATAACTCCACGCTGACTTGATGGTACGGCAGGATGATTCACTTTCCAGGGTAGGGAAGTAAGCTGCAGTCCATTTGTCGTAGAGTTCCGCCAGGGTCATAGCGGCATTTTGTATATCGTAAGGATTAGCTCCATACTCAGCGAGTGCCTGCAGAGCTTCCTTCTTAGTCTTGAATGTTCCAAGAGGAACACGGTTCTGTACGGTCTTTCCGGTCTGTTCGTCCGTGATCCAGCCGAGAGTAACACGGGCCAGGTAAGGCTTACGACGGTTTCCGGAAAGTTTTGTCACGCTGCCGTAGCCGTTAGGTAGTTTCATTTGACAACCTTACTGATTCCACAGCCGCAGGCAGACCGGTGAAATCCGTTTTTGTTGGTTCAAGTTTGAGGAGGGAAGAGAGCGTGATTGTTTTCTGCTCCGGCACCTTCTCGTTAAGAACCGAGGTAGGCAGAACATAAAAGTCCCAGTAGTCGAGATCAAGAATTGAAACGTCACGTGTACGAGCGGTAAAGACGCAGAACACATAAAAATCACTGTTACGCATAGCCATAGAGGCGTAGGTAGCTCCATCCCAGGCAAATTTCTTTGCAATGTCGAAGCTAATCTGTGAGAACACATCTTCCGCAGTCCACGCCTGCAGATAGGCAGACGACTTGACCTCGATCCGGAGACCGGAAGGAGAAGTAAGGTCGAACGGTAGCCAGTCGGCACGTGCGACATCTTTTGTTTCCAGGGCAGAGTGTACGAGAAATTCAGCAAGCACTCCACGGTGGGTATTGTTGAGCAGATCAGAATACGCCCAACGCCAAAAATCCTGCAGCATGATAGAAGTATCGGAACCGTGCAGGGTAAAAGGTTCATTGCCGTTTAGTTGTTCCATGGTTTCCTCCGTATCTTTCCAGGAGCGTCCATAGGACACGCTTATCGTCGCTGGAAGCGACGGAATACAAGGACACGAGCATTTTATCGTCCGGGACATTATGCAGTCCAAGAAGGTAATCTACGGACACATCGAGGGCATCGGCTAGTAGAATGACATTATCGACGGTCGGTGTTCGCAGTCCGTTGAGGTAGCGTGAGATTGTAGCGGCAGTCACACCGGAAAGAGCGGCAAGGTCGTTACCGTTCAAGTGGTGTTCCTGCATACAATGCGAAAGACGCTCTGAGAATTTGTTAATATCCATAGGCGTAACCGGAGATACCGGTACCACGTATGGAACAGTCTAAAAGTTTCTTGCACTCAGAGTCCGTAAGCGGACCGTATGAGTGAACCAATCCGAACAACTGCAGGTCAGTGAGCATAAGCCGGTGCTGCAGGTGCCGGATCTTCGCTACGACACCATAGGAGCGATTCCTGGTGCCGTGATTGCAACTGTCACAAAAAGAGGAGAGATAAAGAAGCAATGCAGCGGCATCGTTCCCGGACCTCTCCTCATTGCGTGCCAGCTCAAAGTATTTGTTATTCATAGGCACATCTCCTCAGTACCGGCCGTAAAGTCGGTACCATTCTAAACTGATAATCTTTTTTCTTTGTCGAGGTATTTCTGAGACTCTGTATAGGCTTTCAGAAATCCCTTGAGTTCCCCGATAAACTCAAATTGTTTGTTCTGTGGCAATGCCCGGTATAGTTCGAGAAGTTCGTCCTCTTCTGCAGTGGTGAGCTTGCGGGCAGGAGCCTCTTCGCCGGTCAATAGGTAATGAACTGACACGCCCAGGAAGTCTGCAATCGGCTTGATGTATTTTGCTGGCGGGTCGCTATTGCGAGTTTTCCAGGTAGACATCGTTGATGTCCGAATGCCGAGGCGGTCGCACAGATCAGTAGCCTTTTTGTCCGTTTTTTCAAGGGTTTCAGTGATTCTTTCGATGATTTCCATAGGCAACCTCCGTGGTAAAAATAATACGCAAATAAGAGTAAAAACATTTACAAACTCGCAGATACGTGCTATAATAAATATATGAAATACAAAACAACTCAAAGTTGCGAGCCGAGAGATTGTACTTGTATTTCGTGCGTCTGTTTGCGAGTTTGTAAAGAGGTTTACTTACATTATAGCACGCAAATCAGAAAAGATAAATAGTTTTTACACAAATGCGAGAAAGGAGTGAAACGCAAGCATGAAGCAGGAAACATCACAGTGGGGCAAAGCTGTTAAAAAAGCAGTAATCGACCACGATATGACATTGAAGCAGCTGGCCGAAAAAATCGGTTACAGCAATGCTACTGTTTCCCAGGTAGTCAACGGCAGATATTCCAATTCGAGTTACAAGGTAATCGCTGAGAAGATCAACGAAGTGCTTGGAACGGAAGGACTGCCGGAGAGAACCGAAACACCGTCCGATGAATGGTGTCAGACAGTGAAGGTGGAACTGGTAAAACAGAGCATGACCGTCAATGAGCTGGCGAAGCAGCTGGATGTCTCCAGGGATCGGCTGTCACTGGTAATTAACGGCAAGATGATGAACGAAGCAATCGTAAGCGGGGTGAATAACCTGCTAGGAATCAACCTGGTCGCTGTTCCAGCTGATAAGTAAATTATAGCGGAAGGGTAGGTAACAAGAAATGGGAAGAGGCCCTACAAACGAGAACACAAATATGTATTTCCAGGCCAGGAAAAAGGCGGCAACGTACAACGAGAGGCTATGGAGCCGCGAAGGAGCTGCAGAACTGTTGGGAATATCGGTTTCAACATTGGCAGATTACGAGCTTGGCAATACGAAGGTTGTCCCAGTGGACAAGGTGGTGCTTATGGCTGACCTCTACAACGCCCCGGAATTGATTACTGGGTACTGTATGCGAGAATGCCCGGTACACGGATTCCTACCACTGGCAACCGAAGAGAAAAGTTTAGAAGGAATTGCATTAAGGCTTTTGCAGAACTTCAATGAGGATTCATTGAAGAATATGCGGGACAGTCTGATCGAGATAACTGCAGATGGAAAAATCACAAAGGATGAATTACCAGCCTTGGAAAAAATCATCGGACAGCTCGAAAAGATGGCAGAGGTAATAAGCGAAATGAAAATTGCCGGAGAGAAGTATTTGAACGGCAAGTAAGCCGGAGCAACGCCGGAAAGGAGTTCAGAATTGAAGAAAGCAAGTAAGCGAAGAATATTGTTTGCGGCAAGAATGGCAACGATGGTCGGAGCTGCCTGTTTTGCAGTAAGTGGCATTTCAGAAACGCTCGGGCAGGAGAAAGAAAAAAGCCGGCCGATCTACATAGCCACGGAGGAAGTGGCAGAGACGACGTATATGCCGTAGATCGAAGAGACAACACAGCCAACGGAGACAGCAAAGGCAGTTGAGACAGAAGAACCGTTGATTGCAAGCATGGATTGGGACAAGGACGATTCTTACCTGCTATGCAAGATAGCAATGGCCGAAGCTGAGAGCGAAGGCGTGAAAGGAAAGGCGCTGGTTATGCTGGTAGTCCTCAACAGAGTTTGGAGCAATGAGTTCCCGGACACAATCGAGGAAGTCATTTTTCAGAAGAACCAGTTCAGTCCAGTAGCAAACGGAAGATACGACGCAGTAGAGCCGGACGAGGAGTGCTACGAAGCATTGAAGCTGATCCAGGTAGATCATTGGAACGAAAGCCAGGATGCTTTGTATTTTGAGAGCAAGAGCGACAGTAAGTGGCACAGCGAGAATTTGGAATTTCTTTTCAAGTACGGCAAGCACTACTTCTATAAGTGAAAGGAACAGGCGGTATGAGAAGATTTAGAAAGAAAGTCAGAAGATTTGTGAGACTGTATTGGTTTTGGGTAAGCCTGGGACTGGTTCTCACAAAAGTATCGGTTGAAGCAGCGTACATCGAGAGAGGATATAAAGCCTACGGCGGTGAGTGGTTGGTTTTACCAGTGGTGATGATCGTCGGATATTTTGTAAATGAAGCGAGAATGTATCTGCCGGACTTCATCGAAGAATGGAGAGAGGAGAAAGCCTATGAGCGAAGAGTTGCAGAAAATCGTAGACGAGTACAGAGAGAAAGAAATTCACATCTCAGATGAAGAGGCTGAGCAAATCTTATGGTTGTGCAACCGGAAGATGGATATAAGCAAGATTGAGAACAGAGAGGAATACCTGCCGTTGTTATTCAAGGACGAGGTTAAGAACTATCTGTTCAGATGCTCGGTAAACGCTACGACGTTTTTGAGAAGATTGGAGGCAGAAGGAATATGTGTGCAGAATGCGGTATGAACCCCTGCCATCCAAGATGCCCGAACGCACCGGAGCCGGTACCGGTTCACGAATGCGTGAAATGCGGGTATGGAATCCTGGCAGGAGATAAGTTTTGGGACTCTCCGGAAGGGAAGATTTGTGAAGAATGCGTGGATGATATGAGCGCAGAAGAAATATTAAAGTTGTGTGGCGAAAGTCTCACGGAAGCAGAAAAGGAGGAAAGGTAGTATGGCAGAACAGAATGCAGTGGCAACACAGCAGGGAACGCAGTTAAGCGTAGCAGCGCAGGTTAAGAGCATGATTTCCCAGGATGCAGTAAAGAAGAAATTTACGGAAGTCTTAGGACAGAAAGCGCCGCAGTTTTTGGCATCCATTACGAACGTGGTGGCTGGATCAGCACAGTTAAAGAAATGCCCGGCAACAACGATCATGAGTGCGGCGTTTGTGGCAGCAACCTACGATTTACCAATCGACAGTAATTTGGGTTTTGCGGCAATCGTACCTTACAACAACAATAAATACAATCAACAGACGAGACAGTGGGAGAAACATCCGGAAGCACAGTTTCAGATGATGTACAAGGGATTTATCCAGCTGGCGATCCGCTCCGGATATTATGAAAAGATGAACTGCTCGGTTGTCTACAAGGACGAGTTGGTTTCCTACAATCCGATCACCGGAGAGGTTGAGTTTGTGACGGACTTCTCGAAGTGTACGCAGAGAGCCGAAGGAAAATCGGAGAACATCGCTGGCTACTATGCCTGGTTTAAGTTATTGACCGGTTTCAGAAAAGAATTGTTTATGACAACGGCAGAGGTTGAGAACCATGCCCGCAAGTATTCGACAGCATACAGATATGACCTGGAAAACAATAAGAAGGGCAGTAAGTGGACGACAGATTTCGAGGCAATGGCGTTAAAGACGGTTATCAAGATGCTGCTCAGCAAGTGGGGTATTTTGTCAGTGGATATGCAGAGAGCAATCCAGGACGATCAGAAAGTTTACGACGAGGACGGCGATGGAAGTTATGGCGACAACCAGCCGGACATCGTAGAGGCGCAGGACCCATTCGATAAGATCGAGCAGAAAGAAGAGGAACAGCAGATCGGTGGCTTAGATTTGGAAGAGGTTGAATAGGAGGAAGAAAAATGCAGCTGACATCAGAAAATTATTATAGCCAGGAGGCTAACAAGGAGTACATGAGTGTATCGGGGTACAAGGATTTTGCCGGAACCTACGGCAAGATGCCTTGCGAGTTCTACGGAATGGAGAAACTGAACGGACGCTGGGAGGACGAAAAGAGTACAGCACTGTTGGTAGGAAGTTACGTGGACAGTTATTTTGAGGGAAGCCTGGATCAGTTCAAAAAGGACAATCCGGAAATCTTCACTCAGAAGGGAGAGTTAAAGTCAAACTTCAAGCAAGCAGAGGAAATCATCGCTCGTATTGAGAGAGATGAATACTTCATGAAGTATATGAGCGGTCAGAAGCAGGTCATTATGACAGGAGAACTTTTCGGAGCGAAGTGGAAGATCAAGATGGACTCATACATTCCAGGAGTGGCTATCGTTGATTTGAAGGTTATGGCATCCATTACAGATTTGAAGTGGGTAAAAGACATCGGCTACCTCGATTTTGTCCGTTACTGGGGTTACGACATCCAGGGTGCGGTCTACCAGGAAATCGTGAGACAGAATACCGGCGAGAAGTTGCCGTTCTTTATTGCGGGAGCAACGAAGCAGACAGAGCCGGACATCCGTATTATCCACGTAACAGACAACTATCTGCAGGAGGCATTGCACATGGTAGAGATGAATATGCCGAGAATCCTCAGAGTCAAGAATGGAGAGGTTGAGCCGGACAGATGCGAATTGTGCGATTGCTGCAGACACAACAGAGTCTTAAAGAAGCCGATCTCGATTATGGACTTAACAGCAGGCATTTAAGGAGATAGGCGGTGACTGAATGGCAGACAACAGAAAGTATTACTACCTAAAGCTGAAAGAGGACTTTTTCGACACGGACGAGATGAAGATTTTAGAGAGCATGAAGGACGGATATTTATACAGTAATATCCTGCTGAAACTCTATCTGAAAAGCCTGAGCAATTCCGGCAGGTTGATGTATAGAAACGTGATTCCGTACACGCCGGAAATCCTGGCAACTTTGACAGGGCACCAGGTAGGCACCGTCGAGAAAGCATTGGATGTATTTAAGAAGCTGGATTTAATCGAGATGCTCGATAACGGAGCAATCTACATGATGGATATTCAGAACTTCATCGGCCAGTCGTCCAGCGAGGCTGACAGGCAGAGAGAATATTACAACCGCATGAAGGCTGAGAAGGAAGCACTGGCAGGAGAAAGCACAGAAACGCCGGAACTTCCGGAGCCGAAAGAACCGGTACTACCTGCAGAACAGAAGTCAAATAAGGCGATTGGTAATTACACCACGGATTTCGAGGAATTGTGGGAGGCGTACCCAAGGAAGGTTGATAAAGGACAGGCATACAAGAAGTATAAGGCACGCCTGGAAGATGGTTTCTCACATGAGCAGTTGTATGAAGCAGTAAAGAACTATGCGGCACAGTGCAAGAAGCAGAGAACGGAGACAATGTACATAAAGCACGGCAAGACATTCTTAGGAGAGTCAACGCCGTTCCTGGACTATCTGCCAAAGGGCAAGCCGGTTCAGAGCGAAGCTGAGTACGACGACAATGAGAATCCATTTGGAAGGAGTGAGTGACGATGAATTTGGATTTGCAGAAGGTTTTACCTGCAGAAGCATTCGAGACAGAGCAGAATGAGGGCGACTACATCGGCAAAGACGGACTGCTTTACTGCGGAGTCTGCAGAACCAAAAAGCAGACCAGATTGCCAGCGTCGGATTTTACCGGCGGCAGGGAGATGATCGTTCCATGTATCTGTAAGTGCAAGGTTGAGGAGAACAAGCGTAAGGAAGAGGAAGAAAAGAAGAGACAGGAAATGCAGCGTTTGGAAAGATTGAAAGCCAGCAGCCTTATGGACGCCAAGCTGAAAGCGGCAAGGCTGGACGGATACCAGGTGGACGGAGACAATCAGAAAATCTACAACCTCGCAGGCAATTACGTGAAAAGGTTTGACGAAATGTACGAGAAACGCCAAGGGTTGTTGTTTTGGGGGACGGTCGGAACCGGAAAGAGTTACACGGCCGCCTGCATTGCGAATGAGTTGCTGAATCAGATGATCCCGGTGGTTATGACATCATTCGTGAAGATACTGCAGAACATCCAGGGCAACCCCGACGAGGAAGAAAGAATAATGGCGGGGCTGAATACGGCAAAGCTGTTGATTATCGACGACCTGGGAGCAGAGAGAAGTACCGATTATGCGTTAGAGAAGGTGTACAACATCATCGACAGTAGGTATTTATCCGGAAAGCCGTTGATCCTCACTACGAATATGACATTGAAGGATATGCAGGAGTCAGAGGACATCCGATACAGACGTATCTATGACAGAATATTTGAGATGTGCTTTCCGGTAAGGTTTGCAGGCAGAAGTTGGAGAGAAAAGGCGGCGTCGAAGAGGTTCGATGCCATGAAGAATTTAATGGAGGAATGACAGCATGGGATTGATTAAGGTGGCAGAAATCAGCATTGACAAGCTGGAAGATCGCAAGACGGTTACGGCAATCCTGCACGAGAACGGTTATACCGTCGGGCCAGGAAAGAGAAAAAAGACAGAGACCGGAAAGCAGTTAGATTACTACTTGAAGGTGTATGTGGAGGAAGGCACAGATAAGGCAGAACTCTACAAAGCAACAAGCGGAAAAACGAAGGTGACAGCCAAGAAGGTGGCGGATAAGATGTCGGCCGAGATTGGCGACAAGGCATAGGAGGCAGAAAGTGGATGAAGATATGAAGCAGATTCGTTTCACAATACCAGGACAGCCATTCGGGAAACAGAGACCGAAGTTTTCAAGAGCAGGGGCGTATGTCAAGACGTACACCCCAAAAGAGACCACCAGTTATGAAAACCTGGTGAAGCTGTTTTATAACGAAGCAGCCAAAGGAAAGATGTTTCCGGAAGGGGCAATGCTGGATGTTCGGATAATTGCATATTACGAAATTCCGAAGTCCACCAGCAAGAAGAAGCGCAGGGAAATGTTGGAACACAGGATCAGACCAGCCAAGAAGCCGGACTGGGATAATATCGGCAAGATTGTTTGCGACAGTCTAAACCTGGTAGCGTACCACGATGATTCGGCAGTCGTGGATGCACAGGTAAGGAAGTTTTACTCAGAAACGCCGAGGGTTGATGTGATGATAAAGGTCGTAGGACCGGATCAAATTTAGGAGGTAGACAATGGCAGGAAGAAAGAAAACTGAAACAGTGGAAGCAGAAGTTGTTGAGACAGCGGTAGTACCGGCAGGAAAAATGGAGTTCAGACTGATTAACCCGACAGAGGATGGCTTTCTCAGACGCATTCAGTGGAACAAGGAAGAGTTGGAGGCCGCAGTAAGAGCCAAGATCGCCGGTTACGAGAATGTGGTTTACACCGAGGAAAACATTAAGGCAGCGAAGAATGACAGGGCAGAGCTGAACAAGCTCATTAAGGCTATCGAGGAGAGAAGAAAACAGGTAAAGAACATCATCAATGAGCCTTATGCAGTGTTCGAGGCAGAGTTAAAGGAAATCACGGCACTTATCAATGAGCCGGTCGCACTGATCGACCAGCAGGTAAAGGCGTTCGAGGAGAAACAGAAGGAAGAAAAGAAAGCGGCTATCAAGGCTACCTACGATGAAAATATCGGAAATTTGGCCGAGGTATTGCCGTTTGAAAAGATTTTCGACAGCCGTTACCTTAATCAGACATATAAGCTGGCAACCGCACAGAAGGAAATCGTAGACAAGATCGACACGGTTAAGACGGATTTGGAGACTATCGACAGCCTGGATAGCAAGTATAAGCTGAATGCGAAGGATGTGTATATCAAGACCCTGGACCTCAGCAAGGCCCTGGCAGAGAACAAGAGGCTGGCAGACCTGGAAGAAAAACTGGAAGCGGACAAGCGCCGTAAGGCTGAGGAAGAGGCTGAGAGAAAACGCCAGGAAGAAATCCGTAAGCAGAAAGAAGCTGAGGAGCAGGCAAAGCGTGAGGCAGAAGAAGCGGAGCGCAAAACTGCAGAAGCTAAGAAAGCACAGGAAGCCACCGCAGAAGTCGAACAGACAGAACCTCAGTCCGAAATGGGTAAGGCGATTGAGTCTATTGAAAAATCGGCATTCGCCCAGGCAGTAGCCGGGGAAACGCAGGCGACACCGGCAGCGCAGGTGGTTGATCCGTTTGCACCGAAAGAAGAACCTGAGCAGGAAAAGAAGTACAGAGTACGTTTCTTTGCAGACGGAACTAAGGAACAGCTGGGGAAACTGATTGCTTTTATGAATGAGAACAATATCAAATACGGCAAGATTGCAAAGGAGAGTAAGTGATGAATGATTTTGACAAGAAATTGGATTTCGACAGCAATACCTTCGAGAATATGAAGCACGATATGAATTTTGTTCTGCAGAGACTTCTTGGAAATATGATCGAGAAGCAGTCCAACGAAGGAAGTATGACAATTAAGATTGACGTTACCATGGTGAAGGAATTTATCCCGAACTACGACCCGAATATCAAGGGAGAGTCCAGGGAGATTAGCAAACCGCAGTTCAAGCACAAAGTCACATCTGCAGTAAAGATTACCGACGAGAAAGGCGGAAATCTCAACAACGAGATGGAGATGGTTATGGATGAAGAGACCGGATGTTATGTATTACAGCCGATTGCAAACACACAGCAGAGAACGATTTTTGACTCAGACTTTATGCAGGGTCAGAAGCAGGAAGGCGAAGGCAATGAGGATATTATCGACGGTACATACATCGATGCAGATGTAAGACCGGCGTTACCTGGACCGGCAGACGAAGAGAAGCCTGCGGAGACAGAGGAAACAGACACCCAGCCTACAGAGGAAGAAACACAGTCAGAAGAGAACGGCGAAGAGCCGGGAGATACACCAGCCGAGGAACCTAACGAGGAAGAGCCGGAGGATATTACCGACGACATCCTGGGCGATGCAGACACAGAAGGTTACGATTACGAAGATCCGGAGGAGTAGATATGGGACTGATGAAACCAAGAGTGAGTAGTTATGTAGACAGAGGCAATGAGTTGATTGCAAAGGGCAAGACCAAGCAGGCAATGAACCTGGTGAGTCACGGTCTGCAGTATTACTCAGAGAGGGTTATCGACAGCATATCTCCATACGCCAAGAACGACGCGGGACTGATAGTTTTAGTCCTGCGCCACCTGGCAGATGAAGTCGAGAAGAACAACCCAGGAGCAAAGGAACTGGCGGCTGGTATGGAGAAGTGCGTAGGCAAACCTTCCCTGCAGGAGATTGAGAGAATTAAGAAACCGAACAGAAAGTAAGGAGGCAGAATGAATACACCGGAGAGCGATATGGAGCAGATGAAATTTGCGAGAGAATGGGTAAGAGCGCACGCTGCAAAGAAGATGGCAAAGTATGAGAAAAAACTGAGAAGAGCTGCAAAGGATTTCTTCGGGCATCCGGTAGCAATCGCATATTTGAAGCCTGGCGTGATGTTTGAGATCAAAGATACCGGAGAAAAGGCAAAGATTGTAGCGGACGAAGAGAAAGGATAAGCGATATGGCAAGAGGTTTCTTATACGTGTATGAGCGGATATACAAAGGAGAGACTGAGATGCAGACTGAGTTCCGGAAGATACCGGTCAACGGTAAGCGAACCTCAGTTGCAGATCAGAAGAGAGTCCGGAAGGTTATCTCAGACAATGCGCACAGAATAGCGCAGGAATGCTCAGTGCTGGTGAGCTATCCAAAAATGAGAATTGAGGGTACTGCAGTCAACCTGGGAGACGTGCATATAATGCTCCCGGACTGCAGAATCATCAGCATTGAGGAATTGAAAAAAATTGAGCGGGGGGGGTGAAATAGGTGCGAAGGCAAAAAGAGACCGAAAAGGAAGCGGTAAAGAGGCGGCAACAAATGTATGGATGCAATGGAAAGTGCTGTGATAGAGTAATTGATCCGGAAACGGGCGAAGGCCAGTATTTCATATGTGGTGGTATAGATACCTGCGACGAAACAAGGGTAGGCGAGTTTATAGGAACGGTAGGAGCAGTACTGTTTATCGTCCTGGCACCGATCATGTTTATAGCGGGAATAGTAGCTTTGATAGTGTTTGGAATATAGGAGAGCAATAATGGAAGTTACAGCCGTTAGACTGCAGTATGCTTCCGAGAGATTATGTGATCCAGGAAGATAGCAAGGTACAGGTTATCCCGATTAAGTCGGCAGAGGCTCAGTATTACAGAGAGCTATGGACTCACAATTTTGTCGGTTCATCGGCGACGTTCAATAGGGCATTGCTGATTGATGGTTATGTGGCTGGGGTATTCGGTATCTCGAAGATGGCGGCAGACAGCGTATTCGTTTGGTACGTGATGAAGGTGCCACACAAGACATACCGCCTCGGCAGGCTGTGTTATATGCTGGCACAGAACAGAGAGTTTGCAGATACGCTCCTGGATAATATCGAGCAGGAGAAGGTCACAAAGATGCGCACCGCAATGCTTACCAGGTACCCGGAGAACAAAGAGGTACGAGGCATCATGAAACTGGTAAACAGGGTTGAGGACAAGAAGAACGGCTACAAGCTCACGTATGAGGCTGAACTGGTAGAGGGAAGAACTGAACAGCAGACGCTTCAAGAATGGCTAAGGAGGGAAAACGAATGGCAGAAGAACAGAGCAAAGGCATCCAGCAAATCGAAGGATGCGAAGTAATCTATGATATGGGTTCCGGCTTGGTGATCGCCAAGGTTCCACTGGATAAGGTTAAGGAGCAGGACATCAACGCCAGGATAATGAAAAACGAGATGCAGGATCAGTTGACCGCCAACATCAAGAAGCGAGGACAGCTGGAAAGCCTGCCTCTTTTTGTTTTGGTGGATGGCAAGCTGGAAATCATCAGCGGCCACCACAGAGTAAAGAGCGCACGTGCTGCAGAGATGAAGGAAATCATCGCTATTGTCGATGTGTCCGGTCTCTCACGAAGCAAGATTGCGGCAAAGCAGCTGGCACACAATGCAATTTCCGGTTTCGACGACGACAGTACGTTGAGAGAAATCGTGAAGATGATAGATGATGTGGACGATATGATTGAGTCATTCGTCGGCAAGGAGATCATGGAAGAACCGCTGGAACAGTACGACAAGATGCTGAGTCCTGCGGTTCAGTTTGATTTTAAGAATGTGACGTTTACATTCCTTCCGCACCAGGCAAAGGATATGGACGCACTGGTTAAAGACCTGGAATCAAAGGCTCCGGACATTGTGGGCGTGGCATCCTACGAGCAGTGCAAGGGATTTGTGGAGACACTTAGCAAGTATCAGAAGTTTACGGACATCCGAAACGTCGGTGCGGCTATCCACTCCATGATCGAGAACGCCGCTCAGAAGATGGACGACTGCGGTTTCACAGAGGAAGGAGAATGGACCTACCTCGCTAAACTGTTTGGCAGTAATGCGGTACCGGGTGAGTCCGCTTCCGTTATTCAGCAGGCAATCAAGAAAGCTGAGAAGGAAGGGACAATCACGAGTAAGAACAGGTGGCAACTGATCGAGTACCTATGTGCTGACTACCTCAGTGGCAGGTAGTTAATGTATGGCAGCTAAGCCAAAATACAATGCCCCTTACCACGATAACTGGGCGTGGTCTTTGGCTGCAATGGGTGCCACCAATGAAGAGATCGCCCTTGCCATGGGAGTCTCCGAACGAACCATTATGCGATGGGCCAAGGAACACGAATCATTCGGCAAGGCGCTTGGAGAAGGTAAAGGCGTATCAGATGCGAAGGTAATAAGGAGTCTCTACGAGAGAGCTACCGGCTATGAGTACGAGGAAGAGAAGAAAATCATTGAGTATGACAAGGACGGCAATGTGAAACCGGTCAAGATCGAAAAGACCAAGAAGCACGTACCGCCGGATGTCACGGCTCAGATATTTTGGTTGAAGAACCGTCAGAGAGACCGCTGGCAGGATAGACCACAGGACTATGTGGATCAGACCGGCGACAATGACGCAGAGGTTCAGATTTACCTTCCGGATAATGGGAGGGACGATTGATGAAAGAGAAAATCGTATTAGCTCCGCAGAAAGGACCGCAGGAAATGTTCTTAGCGACCTCTGCGGATATTTGCATTTATGGAGGCGCTGCAGGCGGAGGAAAAACCTTCGGATTGCTGTTAGAGCCGCTTCGGTACATGAACAATCCGGACTACAACGCAACTATCTTCCGACGTGACTACACGCAGGTAACATCCCCAGGAGGCTTATGGGATAGTTCACGAAAGATTTACCGCTACGTGAGAGGTTCCCAGCCGTTAAAGACACCAAAACTACACTGGACTTTCAAAAGAGGCGCATCGGTCAATTTCGCCCACCTCGGACGTGATGAAGATTGCGACGACTGGCAGGGTTCACAGCTCACGATGATAGGATTTGACGAACTGACGCACTTTAGCGAGTACCAGTTCTTTTATATGCTGTCTCGAAACCGTACAGATTCCGGTGTAAAGCCGTATGTACGAGCAACCTGCAACCCGGACGCAGACTCTTGGGTTGCTGAGTTTATTTCCTGGTGGATAAACCAAGAGACTGGCTACCCGATACCGGAACGGTCGGGAGTGATCCGCTGGATGGTGCGACTGAATGAGGTCGTTACCTGGTTCGACAGCAGGGAAGAGGCAGTGCAGGGAGCCATCGAGAACGGCGTCAAGCCGGAACAGGCTGAGACGATGCCTAAGAGCGTGACGTTCATTGCGAGTACGCTGCATGACAACAAAATTCTGATGAAGAATGACCCGGGATATTTAGCCAACCTGCAGGCAATGGCTCTTGTGCAGAGAGAGCGACTACTGCATGGCAACTGGAAGATTAAAGCCGCCGCAGGCTTGATGTTCAAGCGAGTAAAGGTAAATATGCTGGAAGAGATACCGCCCGATGTTATCAAGTGGGCGAGAGGCTGGGACCTTGCGGCAACATCTGAGGATGAAAAGGGAGACCCGGCATACACAGCGGGCGTGCTGATCGGAAAGAGAAGAAACGGACGGTACATTGTGGCCGACGTTATCAATCGCCGGTTGAGTTCGTCCGATGTGAGAGAAATTATAAAGCAGACCTGCATAGCTGACAGGGCGAAATACGGAAGGGTAGCAACAAGGCTTCCGCAGGACCCAGGCCAGGCAGGTAAAGACCAGGCACAGAGTTTTATGAAGCTCTTGGCTGGTTTTACTGTTAAGTGCATTCAAGAGTCCGGAGACAAGGTAACGAGAGCAGAACCGTTCTCGGCACAGTGGTTAGGACTTGAAGGCATGGATAAGGGTAATGTTGATGTGCTGATCGCACCGTGGAATGAAGAGTATTTCAACGAGTGTGAGAACTTCCCACAGTCCAAATTCAAGGATATGGTGGACGCAAGTTCATCGGCATTTACGGAGTTAGAGAGTGGTGCTACATACTCAGCACCGCCTAAGGATAGCCAGTTAGGCAAGAGCAGTTATTGGAATAAGTGAGGTGAGAACAGATGGCTAACAAAGAAATCGGTCGCATAGGTCAGCGACGCTACGGAGGAACAATCTACGAGGAGTTCCTTCATGAACTGAGAGGCACACGAGGAATAGAGGTCTACCGTGAAATGTCAGAGAATGACGATGTGGTAGGTGCGATCCTCTTTGCTATCGAGATGCTGGTAAGACAGTGCGACTGGAATGTAGAGCCGGGAGGCGACACCGCAAAGGACAAAGAGGCTGCAGAGTTCGTAGAAAGCTGTATGCACGATATGCAGGACACCTGGACGGACACAATTTCGGAAATCTTATCTTTCCTCACTTACGGTTGGAGCTTCCACGAGATCGTGTATAAGCGCCGCATGGGAAATACGAAGAACCCAACCACGAAGAGTAAGTACACGGATGGTTTGATTGGATGGAAGAAATTGCCTATCAGAGCGCAGGAAACGCTCTACCGATGGGAATACGACAACGAGGACAATCTGCTGGGAATGACTCAGATGCCGCCGCCGGACTTCGGAACGTACACGATACCAATGAGTAAGGCGTTGCTGTTCCGTACAAAGAGCAGGAAGAACAACCCGGAAGGGCGAAGCATTCTGAGAAATGCCTACCGATCCTGGTACTTCAAGAGACGAATCCAGGAGATTGAGGGTATCGGCATTGAGAGAGACCTTGCAGGACTCCCGGTAATGCACGCTCCGGAAGGTTTGGATATTTGGGATGATAATGTGCCCGAGAATAAGCAGACACGAATTGCGTTGGAAAATATGGTAAAGAGTATTCGCCGAGACGAGATGGAAGGTGTGGTACTTCCGGCAGGATATGAGTTGGAACTGTTAAGTTCCGGAGGCACCCGACAGTTTGACACGAATGCGATCATCAACCGCTACGATACCCGAATTGCAATGACGGTACTGGCGGATTTTATTTTCTTAGGGCATTCAGAGACCGGTTCCTGGGCGTTGAGTTCCGATAAGACGGAGTTGTTCGCTATGGCGATTGGCGCATTCCTGGATATGATCTGCGAGACGTTCAACAGCCAGGGCATTCCGCCACTGATTGACATTAACGGCGAGCATTTTGCAGGCATCACGGAGTACCCGAAGATGTCCCACGGCGATATTGCGGATGTGGATGTAACGAAGGTTGCAGCATTCATCAAGGATATGACCGGCATCGGAATCTTGGTACCGGACGACGGACTGGAAGATTACATTCGCCAGGTCGGACACCTGCCGGAGAGAACAACAGACGACAGGACAGTAGACCAGCGGCGTAAGCAACAGGCAGAACAGAACCAGCCACCGGAACCCGAGACAGCCGCAGGAAGCGATGAAAACGGCGAGGGCGAAGAAATCCCCGATAATGTGGTGGAAGCTGCTAAACGGCGATTAGGAAGGAGTGGTGCAAATGGCAATAAGGTTCATACGGCCAAAGCGAATACGCAAGGCAAAGACACCGGGCAGTCAAGAAGTCCTACGCAGACTTGAAGAGTACCTGCAGAACGAATGTGACGAACCGGTTGAAATCCTATGCGGGTTTTGGCAGGATCAGCAGGATGCCATCACATACCAGGAACTCCGAAAGGCAGTAGCGGACGGAAGCCTCAGCAAAGAGACATTAGAGGCTTGGCAACAGGATTACTCAGTGCTTGTTGCCGAGAGATTACAGTCAATGTGGACGCAGGCAATAGCAGCGGGACCAACCGGGCAACCAATCCTGGACGGTCTCGCTTTTGAGTTTAACACTCAGACACCTGGCGTTCTCGACTGGATCAGTGAAAGAGGAGCTGAGTTTGTTACCCGATGTACAGAAGAACAGAAGGACGCAATAGCGGCACTCCTGGAAAAGAAAATGAGAGAGAGCCATACAGTAGATGAACTGGCAAGGCTCATTCGTCCATGCATCGGTCTGACAGAGGGTGACGCAAGAGCAAACGCCAGGTATTATGACAATATCGTGGCTACGATGCGAAAAGAGCATCCGAGAATGAAGATTGAGAGCATCCGCCGGAAGGCATTGGACGCTTCTCAGAAATATGCAGAGAAACAGCACCGGGCCAGGGCATTCACAATCGCTCAGACCGAGAGTGCTTTTGCTTATAACCGTGGAGCCGATGAAGGCATACGCCAGGCACAGGGCGAAGGGTATCTTGGAACGATGGTAAAGAGATGGAGTACATCCGGAGACGATTCGGTGTGCGACATCTGCAATGCGCTGGAAGGTACTGAGGTAGATATGGACTCCGACTTTGATTTCAAAGGAAAGGTTCTGTTTGCAGGACAACATATGTTACCACCTGCACACCCGAGATGTGCCTGCGCTATCGAGTATATCGAAGTGGCTGCACCGAGAGGAAGGAAGTGAGAAAGTGAAGAAGTTCTCTGATTTCATCAAGAAGTCTGCAGAACCGCAGAAGAAAGAGCCTGCCAGCAATGTGATTAAAGGCAGGTTTAAGATTGCCAAGTCCGACGACGACAAGCACCTGGCATTTGGCTGGGCGAATGTGGCTATCCGTGCTGACGGAGAAGAGATTGAGGACTGGCAGGAGGACATCATCGAGCCGGAAGAACTGGAAAACGCAGCATACCAGTATGTATTACTCTATCGTGAAGGCGGAGAAATGCACGAAAGAGGCGGAGCCGCAGTCCTGGTTGAATCCGTGGTATTCACGGAAGAGAAAATGCAGGCAATGGGAATCCCGGCAGGCACTCTTCCGATTGGTTGGTGGATCGGCTTCAAAGTAACCGACGAGGATGTATGGGAAAAGGTTAAGGACGGCACATATCCGATGTTCTCAATCGAAGGAGAAGCTGAGAGAGTCGAAGTAGAAGATGAAAACACCTTGTAAAAATGGGGCGTATTGAGTTTTTCAGCAGTCTTAACCTTATAATTCCACATACGAGAGCGTAATAAGGGCATAGGTAGTTCACATTATGGAGACAAATCTAAGCAAAAAGAACAAATTGATAAAACAGATCAGCAAGGCATCCGATATGGTGCCCTTTTCTGATTTCCTGCTCGAATTTATGGACCGCTACGGTTTGAATAACCTGCGAGAGTCCACAGTAGAGCAGTTAGAAGAGTTTATCAGCAACAGAAACATCATTCCGTTATTAGGAGAGGCACCGCAAAGGTGTCTTTTTTAATATAAATCTTGCGGAAAGGAGGAAGCAAAGTGGCAACAAAGTTAAAAAATCTCAGAATCAGCAAGGTTGATTTTGTAGATGAAGGTGCAAATCCGGATGCTCACATTAAGCTAACAAAGAGTAAAGGCGAAAAGGGGCAGTCCACAGGAGAGAATGGCGATAAGAATGGTTTTGTCAGCCGATTGTTCGGTTTCATCGGCAAAAAGGCCGGCATGAACCAGGAAGAGATCGACAGTGCAGTAGAGGAAGTTCTGAAAGGCAACTCTGTTAGTTTCAACGAGCGTTTCAATGAAATCAAGAACAGAAAGATTGCTGATGAAATTTGGGATATATGCTACGCACTGCAGGCAAGCCTCTGTTCGATTCTGAATGACGAGGAGCTGGATAGCACCGGCGCAGCAACAGCGATGAATGAGAGCCTTACAAAGTATGTTCGTAATAAGCAGCTCGGTATCAAGATGCCGGAGGACACAGACCGTATCAAGTACCAGTCAGCAATCATCCACAAGGCGACTATCGCAGAGGATAGAGAGAAGTTATGGGACAACAAGAAGGTATGGCAGGCGCTTGAAAGCAAAGGATTTCAGATTATGTCCGGCCTGGATGTAATCGAGTACACCCTTAAAGCGGGCGAGAAAGACCGTATTATTGATGCGATCGACACCCTCAGCGGCTACGAGAGCAACATTGAGGAAGTAGCAAAAAACTAATTGAAGCCGGGGGCAAGATGTGCTTGTTGCATCACATATTCCAAAAGACAGGAATAACCCCCGATGAATTTTACGAGAAACCGAAAGGCGTGCAGGCGTTCATGCTTGCGTCTATGCGGACAACCCTAGAATCACAGAAAGGAGGTAATGACGGTGGCGGAAACACTTAGAATCGAAATTCCTATTGAGACGGTCGATAATACCGATCCGGGAGTCTCCAATGCTACGAAGAAATTCGAGAAAATGGAACGAGCGGCCAATAGTGCGAATAGTTCAGCCAAGAAAGCGAGCGACACAGTTTCCAAGTTTGACAAGCAAGCTCAGAAAACCGAAAAGAGCCTGGCGAGCTGGGCGAAAGAAAAGTACGAAGTCCTGCTTGAAGCGAAGGAACGAATCAGTCCGGTACTCTCTACGCTGGGTAATGGGTTAAGGAGTTTTGCAGGGAAAACGTGGAGCGTTACAATGCGAGCGATTGACCTCATAACCTCCCCGGTTCGAGGGATCATAAACCTGTTGAAAAATCCGATTTTCCAAGTCGGAGCGGTCCTGGGAGTCAGTATCGGTCTGAAAGACACGATAGAGACATACAAGGACTTCGAGGCCGCAATGTCACAGGTCCAGGCTATAAGCGGAGCCACCAGCACAGAGCTTGTCAAACTGACGAATAAGGCGAAGGAAATGGGAGCAACCACGAAATTCACAGCCGAAGAGTCGGCGCAGGCGTTTAATTACATGGCGATGGCTGGATGGAAAACCGACGATATGCTGAATGGTATCGAAGGTATTCTCAGCTTGGCAGCAGCTTCCGGAGAAGATTTGGCAACGACATCCGATATTGTTACGGATGCGCTCACGGCGTTCAATATGAAAGCCGGTGATGCCGGACACTTCTCAGATGTTTTGGCGGCGGCTGCATCAAATGCGAACACGACAGTCTCCGGAATGGGCGAGACTTTCAAATATGCAGGCTCTATGGCAGGATCGCTCAGTTACTCCATAGAAGATGTTGCCCTTATGACAGGCTTAATGGCAAATACTGGAATTAAGGGAACAATGGCCGGTACGGCACTCAACTCAATATTCACGAGATTATCGACGAACACCAACGGAGCGGCTGATGCTATGAAAGACCTAGGCATCAGCTTTTTTGATTCCAACGGACAAGCCAGGGATTTATCCGATGTGATGGGTGAGTTAAGGACGGCTACGGCAGGTATGACAGCTGAGCAGAAGTCAAACCTGGCAAATACAATCGCAGGAACACAGGCACAGAAAGGTTTGCTTGCTATCTTGAATGCCTCAGAAGAGGACTATAACAAGTTGGCAGACGCCATCAACAATGCAGACGGAGCGGCAGCGAATATGTCTGAAACGATGATGGATAACCTGCAGGGTTCTATCACGTTACTGCAGAGCGCAGTAGACGGAGTGAAAATCTCATTTGGCGAGAGACTATCTCCATACGTGAGAAGCCTGGCAGACTGGCTTACCGATCAGATGCCAGCGGTTGAATCCGGTCTTGATGAAATGATGGACTGGGTAGATACAAAGGTGGACCGCATGAAGAAGAAATTCCACGACTTAACAGAGTCGGAAGAATGGAAAAACGCAGATTTCCTCGGCAAGGTGAAACTGAGCTGGGATGAATTTATTGCTGATCCGTTCAAGGAGTGGTGGGACACCAAAGGAAAAGCAAAATTTGCTGATTTCGCCGGAGACATCGGAAAAGGCATCGGCAGCGGAATTAAGATCGGTGTTATGACAATGCTCGGTATTGACATCTCGGAAACATTCGACGAGGGAACCAGTATCGGAGCGTCGTTCGCCAAAGGCATCTCAGAGGGATTTGATTTCGATGCCGTATCTGCGAAGTTGATGGACGGACTCGGTAATTTGGTATCAAATGCGGGCAAACTGCTTCCGGGCGGTAAGTCTGCAGATTTGTCGTCTGTATTCTCAGCGGTATTGCTCGGTAAGATTGCCAGTCCGTTTATCAGTCTTGGCAAGGGAGCAATCAGCCTGGGAAAAGCAGGAAAGACAGTATTAGGTTCGGGAACCGGAGAGATGGGACTTGGGGCAGCAATGCTTGGTTCGTCTGCAATGGGTACCGGACTTCTCGGAAAGTCGGCAATGCTGGCAATCAACCTCGGAGCAGGAAACCTGGCCGGGGGAGCATCACTAAGCGCAGGAGCTTTATCTGCAGTCGGAATGGGTGCAGGAGCAGGAGCGATTGCCGGTGGTGCAACGCTCGTAAGTAGTGCAATGGATTTGTATAAATCTATCAAGTCCGACAATAAGGACGAGAAAGCCGCTTACGGTGGTTCAGCCGCTTGGAAAGCAGGCGGCGTAGCAGCTGGTGCGGCGGCAGGTGCAGCACTTGGTTCTGTAATTCCTGGTCTTGGTACAGCGGTCGGTGCTTTAATCGGTGCCGGTGTCGGAGGTATCGCAGGATGGATCAAGGGCAATAAGGTCAAAGAAGAGTACCAGGATAATGTCGAAGAAATGCAGAAGGAAGCCGAGAAAGCTCAGAAGATTTTCCAGGCAACCGGTTTGTCAATCGAAGATGTACGATTTCAGAATAAGGCTCTGCAGGACGCTATGAACGATAGCGAGGTTTCTGCGGAGCAGTTTTCAGCTATGTTCCAGGAAGAGTGCGAAAACGTGGCAAAGAATGCTTTCGGAAAGATTAAGTTATCCCTGGAAGAGGTCAAGAGTATTGCAAGTGATATTACATTCGGCGATATGACGGACGGACTGAACACCTTCACAACAGCAACCAGCGACACACAGCAGGCACTTAGCGACCTGCAATCATCAGTATCGACCTTGAAAAAGGAGAACTGGAAAGTCAGCTTAGGAATGAAACTGGATGAACTGCAGAAGGACGATTACAAGAGTGCAATCGAAAACTTCATCAGCGACAGCCAGTCCTATATTGACAACAACCATTACGAGGCGACAGTCGCTTTGAAACTGCTCACTGGAACCGACGCAGACACCAGCGGTATCGACAGTTACTACGGCAGTATGAAGAAACAGCTGGACGACTTGGGAAAAGAACTCAGCGGAAAAGTGGATATTGCCTTAGAGGATAGCGTTATCAGTCTTGACGAGTCTGCAGAAATTCAGAGCTTGCAGGATCAGATTTCGGCTATCACAGGAAAGATTTCGCAGGCCAGGACGGATGCGGAATTTGACACATTGAAGATTAAGTATTCCGGCGCAGAGCTGGATATGGATAGTTTCAATGCTTTGCAGGAAGAGCTGCAGACGCAGGTAAGCAATGCGTCGGATCAGTACGAGCAGGCACTCACGCTCACGCTCACAAATCTGAACCTGCAGCTGGCAGACGGAGCTATCACGCAGGAAGAGTACGATGCGGCCGTGAAAGAGGCGACCGATGGCTACTACGCCCAGCTGAATGAGATTAACGCAAGAGTATCTTCGTTCAACCTGGAAACGATTGCCGAGGCGTGGGACTCCTCACTTCAAGGTTATATGCCGGAGATTGAGGGAAGCACGAAGGAGAAGTTGGAAACAGCTTTGAACAATGCGTTGCTGGCACACCCGGACGTACAGACTTGGACTGCAGCTGATGTGGCAAGCTGGATGGGGTTAGACAAGCTCAATCTCGATACGGCAGTTCAGACGGACATTGCGACTCAGATTTTGCAGACGGCACTTGCGGTACCGGATGGCACCAAAGAGAAGATTATGCAGGATTTCAAAGATTCTGTACCGACTGCAGAGGAAATCAAGGAAGCAATCGACTGGGATTCAATGACTAATGAGGACTGGACGGAACTTATGGAGTCTATCACAGGCCCGACGGAAGGCGAGTCAATCGGCTTGAATACAGAGGATCTGAAAAAGAAGATGTCGGACTACTACGGCGAGTATTTCGAGAGCGTCAAGACGTCCTATTCAGAAGCACTTCACAACGCCCTGGAGAACAGCGGTAGTGAAGAAACACTCAGCACATTCATGCAACAGTATATGCAGGATCAGATGGCCGATTTTGATTTTTCAACGGTCATGGAGAATTACGGTCCTATCTCGAACGAGTATTTTGCTACGCTGCAGTCAGAGTGGCAGACAGCCGGTACAAATCTCGGAACATCACTCAACACGGGAGCGTCAACGAGTCTTACCAATGGCTCGGCGGGATTGAGAACCAGCCTGCAGACCTCTCTTAATACAGCAACGGCAAGTCCGTTCAGCATCAGTCCGACGGTAAACGTAACACCGAAGTACAACCTGTTGACGCTGCCGACAATTCCGACAACGACATCCACACCGGCGAAACACGCTGCAGGTGGTCGAGTTGGTGGCGGTCCTCAGCTGTCATGGTTGGCAGAGGAAGGTTGGGACGAGTTTGTTATCCCGACAAATCCAAGCCGAAGGACAAGAGCACTTGAATTGTACGAGCAGGCAGGCGAAGCACTCGGCGTTTCTAAGCACGCAGAGGGCGGTCGTATAGAAGGCTCAAATTTGAGCGATATGGTATCAGACCATAATTTATTCACTGAGGCGACAAGAAACGCATCCTATGGCTATAACGAAACCACAGAAGGTAATTATGAGGACAACTCAGCAGAAACATTTGCTCCGGTAAGTTCAGAGGTTCCGACCTCTACACCACAGACCGGTCCGATCAGTGTAAATGTTGCGGTAAGCCCGAATTTCCAAATCGAGGCAAAGGAAGGTCAGAGCGAGGAAGATATTGTTGCCGTAATCAGAAGGCACTTAGGCGAGATCGCAGACGAACTTGGCGGAAACATCGCCGACAAGTTGAGTGAGGTATTCGCCAATATGCCAGTATCAAGCACGAAAGGAGCGTAGGCGATGGATATTAAACTGATTCCGGTGGAAAAGGGTTCAAAGTTTACGTTCCCGGCTCTACCCGAAAAGGTACAGGGCAAATATGCAGCCAAGTACCAAAGTTTTGACATCATCTCCCTGGGTACCGTAAAGGTACCTAAGGGGACGGATGTTTCAGAGTTTTCGTGGGACGGTGTATTTTTCGGAGCGTCAAAGAAGAATGAGGCAATCGTCAAAACGAATGCCTGGAAAAGTCCAAACGAGTGTGTGAAAATTCTGAATGACTATATGTTGAATGAGACAGTGCTTACATTGATCGTAACGGAAACGTGGATAAACGTGGATGTTACGATTTCTTCATTTCAGCCGAGACCGGTTGGAGCGTATGGCAATGTCGAGTATTCCATTACGTTTGTGCAGAAGAAACCGCTGAAAATCTACAGCACAAATGAACTGAAAATTGCGGCGTTTGTAAGGAAAACGAAGCCGAGAGCCAGTTCATCATCGAGCGGAGGCAATTATACAGTAGTCTCCGGAGATACGCTGTGGGGCATCGCCTCAAAGAAAATGGGAAGCGGCACCAAGTGGACGAAAATTTACGACGCAAACAAGGATACGATAGAGTCCACAGCAAAGAAACACGGAAAGAGCAGTTCGGATCACGGCCACTGGATATGGCCGGGAGAAGTCCTGACAATCCCGGGATAGGAGGCACGCTATGATTGATTTGGCGAAAATCCAGTACCGGGTCGTGGTTATGGACGAAAGCAAGAACCAGTACAACATTAAGGAGTACATTGAAAACCTCGGATGGGAAGAGAACGACGGCGAGTTATCCGTCAGAACCTCATTTGTGGCGAAGAATGATAAGACATCCAAGGGTTATCTGTCGAAGATAATCAAGCCGGGGTGCCTGGTCGGAGTATTCGCAACAGACGGCGCTTCCCAGGACGAGGAAGTAGCACGAGGGTACGTGGAAACGTGGAATCCGGTTGAAAAGAGCGGAGGACATACGCTGAAATGCACCTGCTACGACGAGCTTTACAAGCTGCAGAAGAGCCAGGACAACAGATATTTCCCTTCCGGAACTGGCACAAAGTCGGCGATAGAAGGGATTTTTGATGATTGGGAGATACCGCAGGGATTATATCAAGGACCGAATGCTTCACACGGTAAAACAGTGGAGAATAATAAGTATCTGTCAGACATTATCATCAATCTGCTGGATGATGCAGCGAAGAAAGGCGAGGAGCAATGCTTTGTGCAGGCCAGGAAGGGCAAGACATCTGTTATTCCGAGAGGAAGCAATAAGACGGTGTATGTATTCCGGACAGATAATACGCAGATGTTCAGTCAGAGCATAAGTACAGCAGATATGATTACCAGGGTTAAGGTTGTAGGGCAGGCAGACGATGATGGAAGAACCAGCGTTGAAGCCACGGTAAACGGCGAAACAAAGTACGGTATTCGTCAGAGAATTTATACGAGAGGCAAGGACGAAAGCCTTGCGGACGCTAAATCTGCAGCGCAGGAAATCTTAGACGATGAAGGAAAAATCAAGAAGGAGATCAAAGTGCAGTCCCCGGATGTTCCGTTTGTCCGAAAAGGTGACCTGGTGTATGTAATGAGCGAACTGGCCCAGTCGTATTACTACGTGAAGGGCATCCAGCACACGGCAGACACCTACAGCATGACGATGGATTTGGAGCTTGCAGAACCAAAGAAGGAAAAGGCAAGCTCTGAGAAAAAGAAAGATTACAACGTGGGCGACATCGTGAATTTCCACGGCGGAACCCATTACGTGAGCAGCTACCCAGGCTCAAAAGGCTACAAAGCCAGGGCAGGAAAAGCAAAGATTACGATTAAGAACGGTTCCGGAAAAGCGCACCCTTGGCATCTGATCCACACGGACAGCGGAAGCAATGTGTACGGGTGGGTTGATGACGGAACCTTTGATTAAAGGCAGGTGATATAGATGGACCAATTTGACGGACACCCAGGAACAGCAAAACTGGCACAGGTGTTAGATAGGCGAACCTCGCAGAAAACAGAGTCTCCGTTGACTTTGGACTTTGGAGAAATCCAGGCGAACGGAAGTTTGAAAACGAACACATTCCCGGTGCCGATACCGAAGGGAGACTACACGATCTGCAGGCTGGCTGCAGGATTAACACTTTCAACCTCGGAACAGAGCTGGCTCAACAAAGCGCCGTCGGGTGTTCCTCTTCACAGCCACAGTGTAACGATACCGGCAGTGAAAGCAGGAGATCGAGTGCTGGTTGCCTGGATTCAGAGTGAAGCAGTCGTAATCGATGTGATCGAGAAATCATAAAGGAGGCGAGGCAAATGTCACAGCCACTATTTCCGGTTGTTGAGGTACCGGATTTTATCTCGGAGGACAGCCAGTACGACACTCAGTACAAAAGGAGTATGAAGTGGGACCCGGAACTGGGAGACTTCGTGAGAGATGGGGCGCACCGGATCAAGGAATGCGATGGCAAAGAAGCCTTCGCCATTTGGTGTTTTAAGATTGCACAGACAGAGCGGTACCGCTGTTTGGCGTACCCCGATTCAATCGGTACCGAGATGGAACGTGCCATGGATAATGACGATGAAAAAACTGTCGAGTCTATGGTGGAAAGAACAATCACAGATGCGATTATGGTAAATCCCAGGGCAGAAAATGTCCGGGATTTTCAATTTACCTGGGAAGGCGATCAGATGCACGTAACCTTCAAGGTAAAGGGTAGCAACTGGGATGAAGAAATAGAGATTAGCTTGTAAAGGAGGCGGAGAGTATGCAGCCGGAATTTAACAGACCGGAGTTCCTGGAAGGAAACTCGGCAGAGGAAATTCACGAGCGAATGATGAACAACTTGCCGGACGACATCGACGATATGCCGGGTGGTTTTCCGTATGATATGACAATGCCTGCAGCATTGGAAAAAGACGAAATTATCAATTTCCATATCGTAAGGGCACTGATGATTGCGTTTCCGGAATATGCCTGGGATGAATGGCTAGACCTTCACGGTCGCCAGGTGCATCTTACAAGGCACGAAGCGGAACCGGCTTTTGGCTATGTGAAAATCACAGCTGCAGAAGGAACCGAGATTTTATCCGGAACGGTATTCTGTACGGCGGCAACCGAAACCGGCCCGTCGATTGAGTATGCCACCACAGAGGATGCGGTTGTTGGAAGCGAAAGATCAGTGCTTATACCGGTATCAGCGGTTGAAGCAGGCACAGGTTCTAATGTAGCGGCGAATACGGTCGTGCTGATGATGGTACCCGATAAGAATGTGACCGAGATTAACAATCCGGAGCCTATTCGTGGCGGTACTGAAAGAGAGACAGACGATGATTTTTACGACAGGATCGCCGCAGAGTACGACAACAGCATGACCTACCTGGGGAACGATACGGACTATAAGAGATGGGCGAAGCAGGCAGGAGCAGGAGATGCGATAGTTATTCCTGTTTGGAATGGTCCTGGCACGGTGAAACTGGTGCTGGTAGACGGAAACGGAAAACCAGCCAATGCAAAGCTAGTGCAGGATGTGTATAACTACATCGTTTCTCCGAACGACAGGTCGGCAAGATTGCTTCCTACCGGAACAGCAGAACTGACTTGTGCGGCAGCCACAACGGTTGCCGTAAATTATGTTATTACAGGACTCAGCTACGATGAAACAACTGGCATCGAGCAAATTAAGGCAGACTTTACGGAAGCCGTGAGAGCGGTCTATGCACAGGCGAAAACCGAAGGAGTTCTGAGGTACAACGACGTAAGACCGTTGATTTCTGCAATCGCAGGAGTCGAGGACTTTGAAACATTCACAATGAATGGGAAAATGCAGAACATCACTCTGAAAAGCGAGGAGTACCCGGACACCGGTACCCTTAATTTTAGTTAGGGGGTGTGAATGTGGAAAAGTTTGATTTAGAGAATTTCCCGGTCAGCGAGAGCGCGAAGAACATGATCGCCTCAGTGTCAGATGGCTTTTACGACAATTCCTATGTTGGAAAGTGGTTGTACGAGGTTATGGGCCAGGAGTACGACACGGCAAGAGAAATAGCTGAGGATATTCTGAACCAGCTATTTCCGGAAACTGCCACCTGGGGATTGATGTACCATGAGATTAAGTGGGGACTGCCGGTGCGAGAAAATCTTCCATACGAGGAGAGGCGACAGCTGATTTACCGGAAGAGAGACTATCGGGCGCCAATGACACCGTATCGGATGGAAGGGTACTTAAAAACTGCTACCGGATTTGATGTACGAATTGCAGACATCAATGATCCTGGAGATTATGGTTTTGTGGCACCACACCCGAATGTGTTCAAGGCATACTTCATGGGTGAGGGAACACAAGGAGCCTGCATCCGGCCGTAAGGCGAACAACACTGTAGCGATGCGGTCAGCCGGAGAACGACTGTTACCCGCTGTCAACGCTATGGACCTATCTATAAGTTTTATGGATATGGAAGAAGTAATCGGCTTTGAAGCCTTATATGATTCGATGCACAAGTGCAAGAAAGGAGTTATTTGGAAAGAGTCCGTTGCACATTATGTATTGAACAGCTTGGAGGAAACATACAAGCTCAATGAGCAGTTGGAAAATGGAACCTACAAGGCAAGGCAGATAGCAAAATTCACGATAACCAGGCCGAAGAAAAGAGAAATCATCAGTGTATGTTTCAGAGACCGCGTTTATCAGAGAAGTTTGAATGACAACGCACTGTACCCAATAATGACAAATTCGTTCATTCGTGATAATTGGGCCTGCCAGCGTGGCAAGGGTACCGATGATGCGAGAGACAGGATGAAACTATTTCTGCAGAGGATGTACCGGAAGTACGGTACAGAATTTTACGGTCTGCAGATAGATGTGCATGGGTATTATCCGAATATGCGGCACGACTTAACCAACGCAATGTTGGAAAGAAAGTTGGAACCGGAAATAGCAAAACGAGCCATTGATGTACTCGACGGACAGTACGCCGGAGATGTTGGGTATAACCCAGGAAGTCAGATGGTTCAGATTGTTGGCATATCGGCATTGGACGATCACGACCACAAAATCAAGGAAGAATTGGATGTAGACGAGTTCGGAAGATATATGGACGATTCGCTTGCGTTCCACCCTTCCAGGGAATACCTGGAATACTGCAGAAAGGTGATCGGCGAGATATTGGCTGAGAAAGGGTTAGAGTTCAACCCGAAGAAAACGAAGGTATTTTGCATTACAGACGGTTTCACATTTTTAGGATTCAAGTACCGGCTAACAGATACCGGGAAGGTTATTATGATAATCGATCCGAAGAACGTCAAAGAAAGACGTCGGATATTACGAAGGCTGGTGAGAAAAGCCAAAAGAGGCGAACTCACGAAGGCTAAGGTAGACGAGTGTTATTACGCTTGGAGAAACCATGCCAGCAAGGGCAATAGTTTTAAGCTCCTGCAGCGCATGGATAAATATTATAAATCATTATGGAGGTAGCCAAATGGAAGTAAAGAAGAACGGCGGCGATGTCGCCAAAATGAGAGCTGACGAGAACATGAAGGCTGAGCTGGCCGATCAGAATGCCAAGATTGATTACCTGGCAATGATGGCAGACATTGAGTTCCCGGAAGCAGGAGACTCAGCAACCAGCACCGAAGAAAGTGAGGAAGAGTAATATGGCAAAGGCTAAAGAAGTAACAGAAGCAGTAGACACATCTGCAGAGGAGACGATCCAGGAAGAAGTGCAGCACAGCGACTGGTTCTACAAAGTCAAGGACTATTACGACACAAAGAGATGGAACCTGGTTATGGTAAAGAACGCTGTCAAGAAGGACAAGATTACCGAGGAAGAATACGAGGAAATCACAGGTCGTAAGTATAAGGCATGATACCCTACGCAGAATTTTACAACTATGACCGTCTGGAAAGCGCGGCCGTAGAGTTAGGCTTGCTCAATACCGAGGCAGACGAAGAGAATCTGCTGAACCTGCATAATCAGTTGGTGTGGCATCTGTACCGGTTCGATAAGAACCCACGTGCGGATGCCATTCTTTATGCAGTAATAGAGGCCATTTTGGGTGAAAAGGCGGCAGATATTACGGACGTACCGTGGGAACTACGGTGCGTTTGGGAAGGAGGTAAAAGAGCCAATGTCTTTGAATGAAATTCTTGCAAGTGGTGGAGCGCTACTGCTGTTCTTGACACTGGTGCAGATTACGCCCATCAAGGTAAATCCGTGGTCTGCAGTTGGAAAGATTATCAGAAACGGCATGAGAGCCATCGGAAAGTCGATGAATAAGGACGTTATGGATAAGCTGGAATCAGTGCAGAAAGAGTTAAAAGACCTGGGAGAAAAGCACAACAAGCTCGAAAGGCGTATGGATAAAGATGATGCGGACGAATGCCGTACAAGAATCCTGCGATTTGCCGACGAGTTGAGAAGGGATGTCAAACATTCCGAGGAGTTCTTCAATCAGATTTTGGATGATATTTCGGACTATGAGCGTTATTGCGCAGAGCATCCGGAATACAAGAACAGCAAAGCGGTAAATGCCATTGCCGAGATAGACAAAGTTTATCAGAAGTGCATGGAAAAAAATTCATTTTTATAACAGGAGGAAAAGAAACATGAAGAAAATTGATTGGGTTAGAAAACTCACAAGCAGAAAGTTGTGGACTGCGGTAGCGTCATTCGTATCTATGATGATCCTGGCTACTGGCGGTACGGACAACACAGCAACACAGGTTACAGCACTCATTATGGCAGGAGCGTCAGTGGTGGCATACATCATCGGCGAAGGCTTGACCGATTCAGCCAACATCGGCTCAAACAGTGAGGACGAGGAGTGATCTGAGAACATATTGTAAGCACAGGGCGGTCGAAAGACTGCCCTATTTTGTTAGGAGGAAGAACCAGGAGTTTAGTAGTTGGAAGCGCAAGAATTGACGAGAACGGTCACATTTCGGGAGGAAAGCCGGGAGATCAGACTGGAAACGAGGTATCAACCCAGGCGTATTACGTCCATTCAAAAGGCTGGTACTGTCTGAGACCGAAGAGCACCACGGTAGCAAATGCCATTGCGGAAGCTATGCTGCAGGGATGCAGAAACAACAATATCGGATATTGTCAGGGGCACAGGAGCAATGTAATCGAACAGCTGAGAAAAGCCGGAAAGCTCGCAAAGATTTCTGCAAAAACAGAGGCAGACTGCAGTTCACTCGTGAGAGCGTGCTGCATCCAGGCTGGTTTTGATCCGGGAAATTTCAACACAGCGTCCGAGGTTTCGGCATTGAAAGCAACAGGACAGTTTATGGAACCGATTGCGGTAACTTCCAAAACTGAACTGTTCAACGGCGATGTGCTTGTCACAAAGACCAAAGGACATACAGTGGTTGTTGTTTCCGGAAATCCGAGACGTGTAAACGCCTATTACCCTAAGTATAAAGGGGCATCGGGTTCTATCATTACGGCGCTTGCTGCAGTGGGCGAGAAAGACACATCAAAGGCGCACCGGGCCAAGATTGCAGCCGCAAATGGAATTACAAATTACGCATATACCGCAGCGCAGAACACCAAGATGGTTAATCTTCTCAAAAAAGGAAAGTTAATCAAAGCGTAAGTTCTGAAAAGGTATCACATCGGGGTGGCTGAAAAGCTGCCCCTTATTTTGATTTAAGGAGGAGTTTTCTATGGAAAAACTATTTGGTATTGATATTTCACACTGGCAGGGAGATATGAGCATCGAGCAGGCCAGGAACGAAAGAGGAGTGAGATTTGCTATCATTAAAGCTGCAGGAGCAGATGATGGCAAGTACAAGGATAGCAAGTTTGAAAATTACTATGCACAGTGTAAGGCTATCGGACTTCCGGTAGGTGCATACTATTACGGTAATGCAAAGTCTGTTACGGAGGCAGAACAGGAGGCAGACCATTTCCTGTCAGTTATTGCAGGGAAGCAGTTTGAATATCCTATCTACTACGACGTAGAAGGTAAGATGCTTAACAATAGCAGAGGTGTCCTTACGGATATTGTAATTGCGTTCTGTGACAGGTGCGAAAAAGCCGGATATTTTGTCGGAGTATATACATCTGATTCGCATTTCCAGTCACACGTAGACGATGATCGCCTGCAGAGATTCACTCATTGGGTAGCGAGATATTCTTCAAATGAGCCGGTAACAGTTCACGATATTTGGCAGTACGGAGGAGAGCATAACTACATTGCTGACAAGACAATCTGCGGAAGAACTGTGGACCAGGATTTTTGCTATCGTGATTTTGAAACAGAAATCAAGAAGGCAGGACTCAACGGATTTTCTGCCAGCGCAGGAGATGAAACGAAGGAGCCGGAGGTTTCAGAACCGGAAGGCAGTACCCTCGATCTGCTCTACAGAACGATGAAAGACGAGTTCGGCGGTGGTGACGCAAGAAAGGCGGCTCTCGGTAGCAGATACAATGAAGTGCAGGATGTGATCAATCACATCGACAAAGCATCCGTGCAGGAGCTTGTAGACGAAGTGTGGGCCGGTAAGTACGGTGACGATGAAGTGAGAAGGACCATTCTTGGCAGTAGATGGCAGGAGGTCCAGGACGCAATCAACGCCGGAAATAAGAAGTATTACACCATTAAGAGCGGAGATACGCTTTCCGGCATTGCAGCGAAGTATGGAACTACAGTCAATGCGATTGCTCAGCTCAACGGCATTGAGAATCCGAACCTTATTATCGCAGGAGACACCATCAGAGTAAAATAACAGGAGGAAACGGTGGCATTATGAAAAACTACATCGGCGTGAAAATTGTAAAAGCTGAGCCGAAGGAGAAGAACGGAGTACCTGGGTATGCCGTGAAATATCCGGATGGTTATGTATCATGGAGTCCGAAGGAAACCTTTGAAAAGGCGTACCGTGAATTGGACTGCCAGGATTTCATCAATTCAGCAGAGTAAGCAAGGGAGCCTATGATCCGCAGGGGTTGTAGGCTCTTTTTTTATTGCAGAAAAGCGGAACAAGACCGCAGGTAAAATCAATATACAAAATAACCAAAATCAGACCGGGTATTTTGACGAAAAGTTCCCGAGACACGATAGGCGATTTTAGTACCTATCCTATGTCTAAAGACTAAAAGCCGGTATCGAACCGTGTACGAAGTCATAGAGCTATATGTTTTCAGAGGTGTAATTATCCACATTATCCACACGCATTTGTGGATAAAATACGCTTTTGAGAGTACGCAAATGAGCATATATTATTCTATCTCTAATATCTATTATCTAATCTCTAATATCTAGTAAAGAATCCTTGTAGAAACCTTAGAAGAAATCATGTAAGAAATCTTACAATGCACCAAGCAACCATGCGGGTTTACGGTCCTCGCAAATGAAAATAGGGAGTAATGCACCAGGTAGCGCAGATGATCCGGAAATTGCAGAAGTTCTCGTGAGTGCGAAAACATTTTAACAAAAACTCGTAAAATAGAAGTATATCTATTGACAAATACGCAAGTGCGAGTTATAATATAACCATAATCAAACAAAACAATTTGATTAAATCCGAAGGAAGGAGGAATTACCAGTTGGGTAAGAAAGGTAAGAAGAAAGACTTTTCCACAAAGGAAAAGGAACTACTTGAAATCGAAAACCTTAAATTACAGAAGAGAGAAAAGCAGGCCAGCATAATCTCCACCATAGTAATCATGATTGTGTCAGTGATTACGGCAATTCTGAAATGGTTAGGTTTGATTGATTAAGTAGTTCCCTTAACGGTCGGGAGGCAGCAACACCGCCTCTCAACTGTTAAGTCTATCATAAAGGAGGCTGATTTGGCAATGAAGAAATTGAGACAGTTCCTACAGTCGGTGTTGTTCATCAACTTTATGGTCGGCATATACGACGGTATGAGAGCGAAGAATTTGGTGGCAATTTTGATAAATGGAGTAGTGGTACTGGCACTGATCGCCGGAGAAAAGAAAGAGAGGTAAACGATATGAAGTGGGACGTAAAACACGATAGAGCAAAGAAGGTATTAAATCATTTCCTGGATAATGCAGGATATTGGACCGAGACAGAGAGCTTGACAGAAGGACTTACCGAGGATGAAATCCAGGAAGTAAGCGCAGAGGTAGCAACGATGATTCAGAGCATCACAAAGAGATACAAGCTGGATGTTATGCTTCCTGCAGAGCCGGTAGTCAAGGATGAACCGGCGGTCGAGGAGAAAGCTGAGGAGCCGGTGGCTGAGAGACCTGCAGAAGAGGTCAAGGAAGAAAAGCCGGTCGAAAAGCCGAAGAGACGTGGCAGAAAGCCGAAGAAAGAGGAGGTTGCGTAGGATGGCATACGAGAGAAAGACAATAGACACCTGGGAGCTGCAGTTAAATTATGGGTACGGATGGGAGTACACCTTGACCGAATACACAAAGAAAGAGGCAAGGGAGAGGCTGAAAGAATACAGAGAGAACCAGCCGCAGTACCCGGCACGACTGGTCAAGAAGAGAGTTAGAAAGGAGGCGATTGCGTGAGCACAGCAGCAAAGCTGACAGCAGAGCAGGTTGAGAACCTGGCAAAGGAGATTCGAGAGTTTCTGTTGGAGCATGGGTTATGGCAGGACGTTGATATTTACTTCAACGGAAAGAAGTACACGAGTTACGATCCGGAGAACGGAAAATATTATTACAACGACAGGGAGCATCTGATCGAAGTGGCAGACCAGCCGGAGAGACATTTTGAATATGTTAATCCGGAACACATTCTCAGCATGAGTTTTGAAGGACCGGTATGTGAGATGCTGTACTACGGCATCCTTCCTTCGGTCAGAAAAGAATTTGACAAGATATTCGAGAGATACGGCTTGTATTATGAGTTCGGGCATCACTGGAATTTCAGTTGCTATTACATCTGAGAAAGGAGAAAGCGCAATGAATATTGGCGTGGAAGTATTAAAGGAAAGCGTAATCAGAGTGCAGTCACAGTTAAATGACTGGATGGATTGCGTGTTTGTTGTAAGCAAAGATGATGAAGAGAAGGCGAGAGAGGTATTGGAGAAAGCCTGGGACAGTTTTTGGGAAGATGGAGACGGTTGGTGCTACGGCAATTACCTAGAAGATAAGCTGGTAAATGCCGGTATTGCATTCGATGCGTACTACGCAGATGCGGAGGAATGAGGACATGGAAGAATACAAGGACATATCAAGAGGCTTGAAAACGCTTCTCGACAAGGCAGAAGAAATGGGGTGGAACTGGGAAGCCTACATTGAGCCGGACAGCAGAAGAACCTATGTTGAAATCGGGCAGTCGTCACCTGCAGGCGAAGATTTCTCCATGACGATTGATTTCGATGAAGAGAACCAGGCGGATAGTTTCAAGGACAGCCTGGAATCCTACTACGAAGATTTCGACATCGACGAGCATATTGAAATGTGGATAGAAGCCAAGAGAAGCGGAACGAGTGGAGTTCCTTCCACAAGGGAGCTTGTAAAGGATGCAGAAGCCATTGACGGCATGATATTGGAACTGTCGCAGGCCTTGCAGAAAGTAAACATCCCGGTACTGGTTGGCAGTTACACGCCGCCGGATGAAAACGGAGAAGGCGAGAAGATCGTCCGTGAGTTCTACGGACAGGGGCATATCTTCAAAGACGAAGATGCGTTTTACCACAGACCGGATGATCCGTGCTACATCCCGGAATTATCCGATACGGTGTACACGAGAAACAGCATCCTGCAGGAGTGCAACCAGCAGGACGATTTGGCAGAGGAAGTTTTCGAGGCACTGGACTGGCAGCACGTAAGTAGCTTGCTGGAAGATTGGCAGAGAAATGGAGAGTTAGATACCTGCAAAGAATGCGGAAAGATGTTTAACTGCTACGGAGTAACGAAGTGTCCGTATTGCGGGGCAGATTATGAAGGAGGCGATGAATAATGGGTTACACCTGGTTGGGAATGCGAAAGCTGACCTGGGAAGAAGTTCTGCAGAGACACGAGAAGAGCGAACTGGCCGGATGTTTCAGACTGTACGACGACAACAGCGAGGCTATGATCGACAGAGGCTATGACTTTGCAGGCGACATCCTGGCACACCACAAGAAAGGCGGTGAGTTCGGAGAAGATATTGACACAGTAGACCTGGAACTGGCAGACGGAAAGAAAATAACAGCACCGGCGGTCGTGGATGTATCGGCACTCGGATGTATGGATGAGCTGGAATATGAGTTGTGGCACGTGATCGAGGACTACATGGTTCAGTTCGGTATCAGAACGCAGGACGACGAACCGGACTGGGCGACAGTCAAGGCGGTGCAGGAAAGCATTTTAACAGCGTTTATAGACGCAGGCGTGAATTTTAAGTTTGGATATGAAGAAAGAGTTGCGCAAGCAATAAAACAAGCGAGAAAGGACGAAGAGAAGGTATGAGAAGTGCAAAAGAAATTATGGAGTCATTGGAAATCGCAAAGGGATTATGCGAAGGAAAAACAAACGAGAGCTGGAATGCTAGAAAAGCCGGCAGAGTTATGGCAGAACTGATTGCACATTTCAAGAAAAAAGAGATAGAGGAGCAGTACGACAGGGTTCAGATTATTGCGACGGTTGTTATATCTAAAGAGGACATAGACGACATCATGGTGTCAGCACTGGAAGGTGGAATTACTTACTGGGTTGATAAAGTAGAGCCAAGGTGTGGGATAGAGTTTAATTTTGCAAGCGATGTTATCTCAAAAGGCGGTTCAATCCTCATTCACGATAACGAGGAAGATGCGACGTATGAATTAACAAAGGTGAAACTCCTGCAGGGAATTAGAGTGTATGCAGAACAGCCTAAGAGCAGTGATATTTTCGAGGTGATCGATCATGAATTACATATTGATTGCGGTATGGTAGATGCGGAGGTTGCGGATGCAATCATTCAGTACGCTTTGTTTGGAGAAATAATTTACGGTTAGGAGGCGAGACTATGGCAGCATTAGTGGTATTTACGTTCTTGGTAATCGTTGGAGTTGGAAACAGAAAGTAGGTGTAAGCGGTGAGTAAAGGAATAGTGACAGACTATCCGGAAATCTGTTTCATCTGCGGCAGACCGTCGGAAGCTGAGCATCATTTGGTGTTCGGTACCGCCGGTAGAGAACTGAGCGAGAAGGACGGATTGAAAGTGCCGGTATGTAACAACTGTCACAATATGGGAGAAATCCTAATGAGAATACACGGAAACCCGATGGCAGAGAGAATGTCAAAGATTATCGGACAGCTGGCCTGGGAAAAAGAATACGCCCTGCAGAAGGCAGACGAATTTGCGCGAATAATCGATACGGATCGGAAAGAAGGCGAGGTAAAGCAGATTATTCACAAGGGCGGCAGGGAGACCTTCCGAAAGAGGTACGGCTGTTCGTATTTGTAGAAAGGAGCGGATCAGATGTTAGGTGGAGGACCATACGAAGCGACCACCTGCCCGGAATGCGGCAGTACGATGTGGAATGGTAGATGTGAAAATCCGGATTGCAAGTATCACTGGCACCCGGAAGAAGAGGAGGATGCAGAATGAATACAGAATTAGTAAGAGCAGTGTTCGACTGTGGAATAGATGATTTGAGATTGTTAGACGATGCGGAATGCGATATGTATGCAGTGATAGGTAGAATGCGAGAAGAGGGCATAGAACTGACGATGAACAATATCATCCGGCAGGTATTTGAAGAAGGCAGATATATTCTTACCAAGGCAAGAGAGGAAAAGATAGCCAGCTTGCCAGCAGAGCCGCTGACCGAGGCAGACTTTGAATTAAGAGGGAACCTGGAAAGACTGAACCCGGAACAGGATTTCAGCTTTTGGATAAATCTGCAGGACACCAATTTTAGAGGCAAGTCTGAATTGCAGGAGTTATACGAATCAATGTTCACAGAAGAGCTGGAGCAGTGCGAAAATCTGACCGGCTATCCGATTGAATGGTAGGTGATGATATGACATATAGAGAAAATGCGGCGGTACTGGAAACGTACCTGCATAATATCCGGAACATTGAAGAGGCGCCACCTGGTCCGGCAGAGCTGGAAGCATTGGATGCGGCAGTAGAGGCTATGAAAGCTGCAGTTGAAAACGTGGAGTACGGAGCATTTGCCTGGGACAAGCAGAGAGGTATGTTTGTTCAGATAGGCAGACCAGTACCAGTAAAGCAGTTGTGCTTGAACCGGTACCAGGAAAGAGCAAGAAACGGAGAGATACCGAGCTGGATTGATCCGGAGAAGTTCAAGATTTTGGAGAGAACGGTCGCAGAGATTGCAGGCGACTGGAAGGAGGCAGAGGATGAATAAAACAGTAAATTTATTTGTGTTAGCTGGATGCTGGGAATGTCCGGACGACATTGGAGTAACTGTGGTTGCGATTTCCAGTGACGAGAAACAGCTGATTGATAGACTGGATCAGATAGCAGACACCCAGGCAAAGGAGTATGTGAGCATTGAAGGTAGCATTCTGATGGAAGAGCATACAGACACTAGGTACGAAATCAGCGGAGGTATCAGCGGCAACGCAAGGTTCTACATCACGGAAGAGCCTGCAGTAATCAACGAGGCACTTATGGGCGAGATCAGCAGAGCAATGAGTAAGAACGACAGAACAGAGGATGTAAAGAATTATCTGCAGGGGTTGTTTGAAAACGGAAACCTGGATGAAGAAAAATACGAGGAACTGGTAGACAGCGAAGAGTTCCTGCAGAAGGCAGTCGAATTATTCGATAAGATGGAGGATTGCAACACGCCGTTCAATACAACGATGGAGTTGGCGGTAGGCGAAGCAAGGAAGGAGATGACAATATGAAGAATACATTAGGAGACTTGAATAACCACCTGTTCGCTCAGCTGGAAAAGCTGGGAGACGATGATCTTACAGGAGAAGAGTTGGAAAGCGAGTTAAAGAGAACCGACGCTATATGCGACATTAGCGAGCAGATCATCAAAAATGGAGAACTGCAGTACAAGGCGATGAAGCACATGGACGAGTATGGGTACGAAAGACAGAAAGCAGTTCCGGAAATGCTCGAAGTTCATGCGGGGGGGGGCGAACCGTAAATGAGAGGCTGGCCCGAAGAAGTGATCGCCTGGCTGCGTGAGAATGTTCCGGGCAGAACCACGAAACAGGTTACAGAGCTGATAAATCAACAGGGGTTCGATAAGAAGTACGGAATGGTATTTTCCGATGCGGTGATAAAGAACGCGAAGAACCGATATGGCATTAAGAGTGGAACTACCGGCGGGTTTCCGAAGGGGTACTCTCTTAAATATCCGGAAGGAATGGAAAGTTACATTCGGAGCATTGCGACAGGGAGAAAGACGAATGAGATTGCAGAACTGGTGTCAGCGCATTTCGGAATAGAGTTCAGCGAGAAACAATGCAGGGCATACAAGAAGAACCATGACATCATCAGCGGCGTTGACTGCAGGTTTGATAAAGGACACGTTCCAGCCAACAAGGGAAAGCCAATGAGCCAGGAACAATATGAGAAGTGCAGGGCAACGATGTTTAAGAAAGGTGATGTCCCGCCAAACCACATGGAAGTAGGCGAGTATACACATACGACAGACGGCTATCTTATCCGGAAGGTTAAAGAAACCGGTCCACAATGGGAGAGGTTTGAGTTTGTTCATAGGACAGTATGGGAAGAACACAACGGACCAGTTCCCGAAGGCAAGATGGTATCGTTCCTGGACGGCAACAAGGACAACTGTAACATAGAGAACCTGGTACTGATAGACAATGAAGAAAACCTGGAAATGAACAGAAGTCGGTTAAGGTTCGCTGATCCGGAAAGAACAAAGACCGGCGTGCTGGTTGCAAAGGCAAGAGTAAAAGTCAGACAGAAGAAAAGGAGAAAATAGATGGAGATTAAAGCGGCGAATGCAGAGGAGACGATCCGCTGCATCCTGGACGAAGAGAAAATGACCCAGCAGGATTTAGCGGACAGAATGGGGATTACGAGACAGAACATCAGCCAGTCTCTCAACCGAAACGCTAAGAGCATGAGATACGATAGCTTCTCAAAGATGGTAACAGCTCTAGGTTACGAGATTGTTGTAAAAAAACTTTAATAAAATACGCAAATTAGAAGTAAACCTATTGACAAATACGCAGTTGCGAAGTATAATATATACATAATCAAACAACAAATAAAACACACGGAGGTAGTGGTTATGTATAACAGAGAAGATTATAGAGAAGCACTGGAAGAAAGAGAGAAATGCGACCTGTATTCAGATGAATGGAGATTTTGCCAGGCAAAAGTTCAGAGCATTGCAACAGCTATGGTAGCTGCAGGAAATAACTGGATGGTGGGTGAAATCATCGACGAGCTTTACAGTCTGAGTGACTGCGGTTGCGAACTCACCGACGAGGCAGTTCGATTTGACCTTTGGATTCTTGAAAGCAACGGCCTCGAAGAGAAGGCTGAGGAAATGAAAAAAATGTTCTGGTAAATTTTTTTACCTGCATAACTCGCAAATGAGTGTTTCACGTGAAACACAGTTCGCAAATTTGAAAGGAGCGTATTTGTATGAAGGAAGTATTGAAGAAGTTAAGAACTTTAGAGGCTGAAATGGAAGAAGCCGAGAACCAGTCAGAGTATTGGATGGAAGAAGAACACCTGGATATGGAAAAGTCAAACAGCTACGAGGCTGAGGCAGACAGATTGTACCAGGAAGTGTATAAGATGCACAACCAGGTGGCAGATTTCATCGTAAGCCTCACTTCCGGTCAGATTGACAAGGTAATGGCAATGACAATGATGCGTCAGAGAAGAGAAGATGTCGAGAGAATCTTGGAAGCAGCATAGGAGGTGAGCAGATATGATGAAGGCAGAATTTGAGGCAATGGCCGGTAAATCAGTTACAGATGAAGAATACAAGGTTATCGAGGCAGTTTACACCTGGCATCCGGCAATCAATGACACGACCGGTAAGGATCAGATGAAAACTCTTTATACGCAGTTTGGATTTGGCGTAATTAGAGGGATGCTCCCGATAGCAGAGAAAATGGAAAAGCTGGACGGAGAGAGAAGAGAGCTGCTGGCTCAGTTGGACACAATAAAAATAAGAGAAGGACTTCTTACTGTTGGTGATATGGAACTTGAGGAGACGATAGAAAAAGTCAACGAGCTATATATGAAAGCCAACACGGAGGAGGAGTTCGAGCAGATGATGAAAAGCCTTGACGTAAGAAATGAGATAAAAAGCATAGCAAGAAAAGTGATCGGGTGTTAGGAGGTGAGCAGGTGTACGACTACGACGGCGATATGGGTTATTTTCAGAGACAGCTCGAAAGAGCAGGGATCGGACAGGAAGAGGTTGATATGAATAACTACGCAGGACTGACAGCAAGAGAGTTGCAGAGCATTGTTGACGGTGCAATTAAGACAAAGCGGATCAGAGAAGCAAAGAAGGAGGCGTAAGGCTATGGCATTATTAGAGGTTAAGACAGAATGGGCGGTGTATAAGGATTGCTTCCTGCAAGTGGCAAGATACCAGGCAGACAACAGTAGGGCAATCGAGATTTGGAACAACGAGGACGGACCTATTGCAAGAATCACGGTATGTATCACAGGAAGCGGACTTGCAGAGGATGAGACAGTGATCGACACGAATAATTGCCCTTGGGCGATGGAGTTTATCAAGCAGCACGGTTTCGGGCAGGCCACCGGCAGAATGGTAAAAAGCGGTTACTGCACATATCCGGTAGTAAAGCTGGATATTGAGAAAATCGGTGAGTATTTGGAGGTGGCGTAATGGAAAGAGTGTATTTCAGTATCAATGAGGCCGGAGCAAAGACGGCAAACGATATGATGTCATTCAGCGAGTATAAGACCGGGAGCAAGACTGCTGGTTACAAGGCACAGGTCGATAAGGCATACGAGCTGGCAGAGAAGGTAATCGAGGCAAGACCAACCGAAGAGGAAAGAGTGTCGAAGCTCTGCGAGAGATATTCGAGACGACTGGCTCAGAACATCAACAAGGATATTCAGATCGGCATGATGTGTCCGTCAGTAATGATTTCCGGAGCAGGAAACTTCCCAGTCAAAAAGAAGGAAAAGCAGGTAGCGGCATGGGATAAGAACCATGCGGACTATAAAGAGGTTGAGGCAATCCTTGGAAAGATTGAGGCAATTTTTTATGGCAAGGACGTTATCAAGTCTGATGACGAGAACGCAATCGAGAAGCTGCAGGATAAGGTTGACGGATTGAGAGAGGACCAGGAGAGAATGAAGCAGGCCAACAAAGCAATCCGTATGAAGGACAAAGAAAAAGGCGATGCAACGCTGCATGACATGGGATATACAGACGAACAGATCGCCCAGCTGAGAGAACCGGACTTCTGCGGAAGAATCGGTTTTCCGGACTATATGCTGGCGAACAACAACGCCAATATCCGAAGATTGGAAGGAAGAATCAAGAGCCTGCAGAAAACGAAGTCCCAGGGAACACGGGAGAGCGAGAATAAGTTTTTCAAGGTCAAGGAGAATGTGGAGGCTATGAGAATCCAGCTGTTCTTTGAAGGAAAGCCGGAACCGGAGGTAAGAGATATTCTGAAAAGCAATGGGTTCAGATGGGCACCGTCGGTAGGTGCATGGCAGAGACAGCTCAACAATAATGGAAAATATGCGGTAGAGAGAGTTATCAGAGAGCTGGAAGAAATGGAGGCGGCAGAGTGAACATGAAGTTAGAACCGAGAAAGGCTACAGATCGAGGTGGCTGGTTGTGTATGCCACTGGTAATAAACGGACCGGAGGGAAAACCTGGTTGGAAAAAGGTACGTTGCCCGGAATGCGGGACACTCTGCTGGCAGAGACCGGAGGACGCAGGAGTTGTTAAGGCATCACACCTTGACGGTGCGGTATGTACTAAGTGCGCATTAAGAAAGGCGGGTGATGTAGTGTGACATTACGAGAGGCAAGCAAAGGAGTAGTTAAATCCGGAGGAGGAACCTATAACATTGGCTTCAACGGTGGAGACGAGACGCAGTTTGACGCTCAGAACCTCAAAGAATTGCAGGAGTGCTGGTCGGAGTTCTGTAAGGATGAAAAAATCAGTCCTGGATGCGTTGATTACGTGGAAAGGGTGAGTTAGTGGAAATTCTGACAAGAGCCATAGCAAATGAATACAGAGACAGAGCGTTGCTCCTGCCGTCTAACGGACTGCAGGACATTGGAGAAAGAAGAAAGTTGCGGGAAGAACTGCAGGCCAGGTGCAATCTAACAGAGCTGCAGGCGGTGAATATCATAAATGGCTTTCATATCCCGGACTATGTGAGAATCGCAGAAGTGAGAGCAGCAAAGGAGGCAGAAGAACATGAGAATTGAGAAAGAAGGATTTGTGTTACACCTGGAAGGAACATGGTGCGAAATCTCAAATAAGTACGCTGTTTTGGAAAGCGGAGATGTAGCAGTAAATGAAGAGGACATTCCTGCAGGGTTTGCAGAAAAGAAACTGGATCGCTATATCGAAACGCACAAGATCAGAGGATATGGAAAGGTTGACGGATGCGTAAAGAGAGTTGCGTGCGACGAAAGAACGAAGGAGTACATTCAGTTGCAGGCAGTAAAGCTGGACGATGATACATACATGGTGCAGGAGTTTGATAATGAGCTGGTATTTATGGGCGAGTTATGGAGCGGATGCAAATATCCGGATGAAGTGCTTGACTGGATGAAGAGCAACTATGAGATTGAGAGCTGTCTGACCGCAGAGGTGTATCGTAGCAGTTTAGGAGATTGCACGAATAACGGCATATCTTCTTACGCAAGAGAATTGTATATCCTGGACGCACAGAAAGGTCCTTTTGAGCCGGACGACATCAGACAGTGCGTGTATATCGAAAAGCGCGAGATTATGGGACAGGAGTATGTTGACTGCAAGCCTGCATACTGCAGGAAGCGCTGGTATATGGCGGGCGGCAATATTCTTTACACATCGGACAGCAGATTCAAACAGATTACCGGGATCAGCTACCCGATAGCGATTCACGACAGATACGAAGGGAGGTAGGAGATATGGTAATTGTCGGGTATTATGCACATGGCAATAAGCATTATGTGGCTTTCAAGGATGAAGCAGATACGAAAGGCAGATTTATGATTACGGACGGATTCCACGACAGACCGGTTACGGAAAGAAACCAGGGAAAGTATGAAGGGTACGTGAAAATCGACAAAGCAGAGTGCAATATCAAGAAGATTATCGGCCGTATTCGTGGTACAAGACCGTGGCATCCGCTTCTGAGATTACTGCAGAAGGAAGCGGGGTAATTTTTTACCCTGGAAACTCGCAAATGTGAGTGTTAGGAAAAAGAAATTCGCAATAGTAGAACGCATGAGAATTAAATGGAGGTAGAGAAGATGAATGAAATCAGATTAAAGGCTTACGGATTTAGCATGGAGGCAGTAGGCAGTAAAAAGTTTATCGCACAGGAACGAGAGGCATTCTTGGATTTTACAGAAGAAAAGGTATCAAAAGCAGCAATGAAGTTATCCGGGAATGACGCTCGGGCAGAGGTTCATTCACAGGAAGTAAGAAACAGGGAAAACGCCGAACATGGCGAAGATTTGGTAACAATGACACATAAGACAACGCAGCCTATTTCGTTAGAATGGATACAGGAGGTTGTAAGACTTGGGCGTGCCAGGGATTATTTTTCAGAGGGCGACACGATCGATATTGAATTTGACGGAGAAGTTATCCAGCATGACATCATCGGAATTGACGCAGAGAAACTTGTAGACAAGAGCCTTGAACACAGTATCACAATTCAGATGCACGACCTTGTGATGGAGGAAAGACCGTTCGATACAACAGGCGATTATGGCAGTAATGTGTGGGAGACATCAGAATTGAGAAAGTACCTGCATAGTGAAGAATTTCGTGAGAGATACAAAAAGCTCATTCCTTACCTAACAAAGGTAGTGAAAGAGAATAACAGCGGAGATGATACAGAAGATCTGTTTTTCTTACTGTCGGCGGACGAAGTAGACCCAAAGAAAACGCCGTATAAGTATTACGAAGATGTTACTAACCGGCAGAAGAAAAATGCAGACGGAGAAACAGATTATCACCGCTTGCGCTCGGCTAATCGTGGCTATTCGTACAATACGTGGTGCGTGAACTCTAGCGGCTACGTCTACTACGGCCACGCGAACTGGGCCAGTCGCTGCGCCCCGGCTTGTACCATTGCATAATCATATAATCCCGGCACCCGCGGATGCCGGGAAGAAAAAGGAGAGAAAAGAACATGGCAGAAATACAGAATATCAGCATTGAACTTGTAAAGGTCCACCCAAACAATGTGAGAAAAACGTATAACGATATTGAGGAACTTGCGGAGAGCATCAAAGCGAAGGGAATACTTCAAAATTTAACTGTTGTGCCCGACCCACAGGAACCTGGAAAGTATTTGACCGTAATCGGAAACAGAAGATTGACAGCAGCACGCATGGCGGGACTTGAAACTGTTCCCTGCATTGTTTCGGATATGGACGAAAAAGAGCAGACATCTGTAATGCTTTTGGAGAATATACAGAGAAGCGATCTGACCGTATATGAACAGGCACAGGGATTTCAGATGATGCTTGACCTGGGAGAAACAGAGGACACAATCGCTGAAAAGACCGGCTTTAGCAAGAAAACAGTCAGACATCGTTTGAATATCGCAAAGCTGGATTCCAAGACGCTGATGGAGAAAGAGAGACAGGATGGATACCAGCTGTCGCTTACGGATTTGTACGAACTGGAAAAGATCAAGGACGTAAAGACAAGGGACAAGATTTTGAAGGATTCCACAGATTCGAGAGATTTGGCAAGAAGAGCAATCAATGCTCAGAAGGAGCAGAAACGCCAGGAAAACATGAAGTTGTACGTGGCAATGATGAAGAAACTGGGATTAAAGAAAGCTCCGAAGGAAGCGGACAGTGAGTTTTACACAGATAAGTGGGAACGCATGAAGGACTACAGCCTCGACAAGGAGCCGCCTAAGACGATGAAGTTCGAGGATAATGGTGAGCCGATGTTTTACCTGGAAAGATATGGGACATTGTACGTGATCCGCAAGAAAAAGAAGGAAAAGAAGGCACTTACACCGGCACAGGAAGCGGAAAGACAGAATAAGCGCAACAAGAAGCAGATTAAGGCAATTCTTAAAGAAGCAGCCAACACGAGAAAGGCGTTCATCGAAGGTATTTTATCCGGCAGAATTAAGAAGGTTACGAACGAAGAAAAGGTTGTTGCAGAACTTTTCGAGCAGATGATGAGTTGGGAGACATTCACAGGTCATAACACATTGAAGGAGTTTTTCTTGGGAGACAAGTGCTACAACGCTCAGAAAGAAGATGTAGAAGCCGCAGAGAAAAAAATGGAAGGACTCAGCGTACTTCACAAACTGCTTTGTATGGTATCGGCAATGGTTGCGGATGCAGACCTGGTAGATTGGAATTACACATACAGCACCGGGAAAGGTGAGAAGACAAAAGCATTTTATAAGGTCCTGGAATTATACGGTTTCCAGTACCCAAACGATGAAGAGAAGGGCGTGGTTGAAGGAACCAGTGATTTATATGTAAAGAAAGAAGGTGCAAAGTAGTATGAAGAGAGGACAGATTTACTATGTCAGAAGCAATTACAGAGAAGAAGGAAGTGAACAGCGGGGGGGGCGCCCAGCAGTTATAGTATCAAACGATAAGAATAATGCAAAAAGCAACACGGTCGAAGTGGTATATATGACGACTAAACCAAAGACTGACCTTCCGACCCATGTATATATTGAGTCAGCACTTAGACCGTCAACGCTCCTGTGTGAGCAGATTTCCACAGTTTCGGAGGAAAGAATAGGAGAATGGATTGGAGAACTGACAGACGATGAAGTGAAGGAGTTGGATGTCGCATTGGCAATTTCACTTGGAATGAAGTGCAGGCCGGGGCAGGCGGACGCAGATACATTGGAGCGGTTGAACAATCTGCAGATGGAACTGGAAAGAACCAAGACAGAACTGAAAGAAGCGAAGAGCGGACCGGACTATAAGATGATGTACGATCAGCTGATAGAGAAGATGTTGAGCAGGAGGTAGAGAATGCAGAACAGACCCGAAGTAACGGCAATGCTGTCGCTGTCAATCCAGCGACACATCTGCCCAAACAGTGATCCGAGAATTTACTGGGCCAGGGAAGTGACATTTGATTATGCCACCACAAATGCGGTGCGTGTGGATTTTATGAAGTTTAAGCCGGTAAACAATACGGTGTCCGGTATCGAGAAGGGAGATTTCTACTGCTACGAGGTTAAGTCCTCGGTAGATGATTTCCATTCAAAGAACGGTCACAACTTCCTGGGCGACTACAACTACTACGTGATGCCGGAAGAGGTGTACGAGCAGGTAAAGAAAGAAATTCCGTACCAGGTTGGTGTATATGTTCCGGATGGAATGAATTACCGGGGCGAGTGGTATGGTCTCAAAGCAATTAAGAAAGCAAAGAGGAAAGACAGGAGCAGACCGGTATCAGAAATGCTGTTGATGATGTTCCGGTCTGCAGCAAGAGACAGGAGGTAATTAGAAAATGAGGACAGGAATCGTAGAGGTTGAAATACCATATTCGTGCAGGACTTGCGGATATTGCGTGGCGGTACATGATACTGACGAGAAAATCTGCATGTTGTTAAAACCGACTGGAAAGTATTGCGGAGTGACGACGGCGTATAAAAATAAGGTGACTGCTGAAATATGCCCGATAGTCAAATGATAGGTGGTGACAGGATTGAAGCTAAGAAGATGCAATAAATACATGTTTCGGACCGTGAAGTGTAGCAAATACATGAGAAAAGTGAATGATGGAAAGTGCATAACACTTCTGACGGGGGATAAAACGGAAAGCGGAATGCCTGCATATTTCTACACAGATTATTCGGAAGAAAAAGAAAAAGACAGATTTAGGGAAGTTCCGTCAGAGGACTGGGGTGGCGGAGGTTTTATGAAAACATATTACGAACCGTCGATAAAGGAGTTTGTTGGAATTGTTATAGGCATGAAAATGATTACAGTAAAAGCAGAATTGTTTTGCGACACAAACTATGGGTATGATGGCTCTGAAAGGGACTACATAGGAAGAGATGTGAAAGAGCAAATGAAAGTTGCTGTAGTAGCCTATGGATGCAACAAAACAAGGCTTGTACCGATGGATAGCTTTGAGATAATCAAAGGTGAAAAGGAGGGCGATGAATGCTGATATTACCGATCAAAAAGAAGTGGTTTGATATGATCGTCTCCGGAGAAAAGAAAGAGGAGTACAGAGAAATCAAGCCATATTACGACAGCAGATTTATGAATGCGTTCGGGTTCCTGCTGGCAGGCGGACAGATGGTATATGGAGAGGCAGCGCCGGAAGAAATCCGGAAGCCGTGGCCGGTACCAGTAGTATTCAGAAATGGATACTCGAAGGACTCTCCGGAAATTGTTTGCAAATGCACTTTGCAATTTGGCGAAGGTAAGCCGGAATGGGGAGCTGAGCCAGGAAAAATGTATTATGTGCTGAAAATCCAGGAGACAGGAGGTAAGCAGGATGGAAGCAGAAACGACATATAGAATAACGGTAAGCGAGAAAGACACAGAGGTTCTTGGCGAGTTGATAGCTATTTTGGATGGTTGCCCGGTTGAATTATCAAATGATGATTACGTGGAAATTATCAGAGCAATCGGTACTGGCAGCAAGAATGTGGAAGCGGAAGCAATCGAACTCTCGTTTACAGAAGGGAGCGAAGAATGAGTGCGTTTAATATGGGTGAAAAGCTCTGCAAAGAATACGGCTGTTTATGCGCTACGTGCGAACATAGACATACATCGTTTAAGAAGTGTGAAACCAGTTGCCTTTGCTGCGACCCGGATATGCCGCTCGATTCATTCGAGTACGATACGGAGGCATACGGAGGAATATCAAAATGCGCGAGCTATTCCAGGAAGAAGGAGACAAAGTAGATGAACAAGGTAATTTTAATGGGTCGCCTTACACGTGATCCGGAGGTTAGATATTCCCAGGGAGAGCAGGCTATGGCAGTAGCGAGATACACCCTGGCAGTTGACAGAAGAGGAAAAAACCAGGAAAACTCAGCAGACTTCATCCAGTGCGTTGCATTCGGCAAGGCGGGAGAGTTCGCTGAGAGATACCTGCATAAAGGGACAAAGATTGTGCTGACCGGCAGAATACAGACTGGAAGCTACACGAATAAAGAAGGCCAGCGTGTATATACGACAGACGTTATAGCAGAGGACCAGGAATTTGCCGAGAGCAAAAACACCGAGGGCGGTGGTACATATAGCAATCAGCCAGCACCGGCACCACAGCAGAATGACGGCGGATTTATGAGCGTGGACGAGGACAGTGAATTGCCGTTCACATAATAGGAGGTATAGACGCAATGCAGGACAATATGAGCCAGGAAGATGTTGGGAAGGTAGAGGCATTCATACAAAACGAAGAACTATGTGATTTTTGCACGCTTAGCGAAGAATGTCCGAAAGGAATGAGGTGCTATGGCGGAGAACCGATAGAACCAGCCTGCACGGATTTAAGCGATCATTTTGTAGAGATGTGCATAGATAAAGAAGCAATATTAGAGTACCTGGAAGGATTGGAGGAATGATTGTGAAACAGTACACATTGAATCGTAAGACGTACAAGGACGTAAAGAAAATGGATCATCAGCAGATGGACCAGTTCTGTCAGAATTTATACAAGGCAGGCCATGCAGACGGAATGAAGGATGCGGAAGGATTGACAGAGAGTGAGGTTCGAGATGTGATCTTGGGTGTAAAAGGAATTGGGCCAAAGAAAGCAGAGGACATCGTGAAAGCTCTGACGGAAGCACAGAAAGAAAGGAGTTAATTGACAAATGGATAAGAGTAAGGTATATTTGGAAGTACCGGAGTTCACTGGCGAAAATGTTCCGGTAGCGGTTGCAGCAAGAGTGATGAAGAAAGACCAGCAGTTTATACGCCAGGGTATTATCCTTGGATTTTTGAAATTCGGAGTTGCATTCAAGAAAGAAGGAAGCAGCCAGTACGACTACTACATTTCCCCGATGAAATTTTGGGAAGAGACAGGGTTTGTATATGCCGGAGAAGAGTGTTAA